TGCGTTATTGGTTAGCTGGTTTGCGATTTAAAAGTGTTGGTTCCGTAGCTCAGTTGGATTAGAGCAACAGCCTTCTAAGCTGTGGGTCTTGGGTTCGAACCCCAACGGAATCACTATAAATATAAACAAGAAATGGTGAAATAATCGTATAGGTTGTTTCACCATTTTTCTTTATAAATGGCTATAAAATAGGCGTTTATGGACGTATAATGAACTTTTGCTTATGAAACAGAAACGATTTATTAGAAGATTTTAATATTCCACAAGTAGGCTCTGAGTACTACAAGTAAAGTGTAAAAATGCCGCAAAATTGCCGCATTTTCCGCAAAATTGCCGCAAAATATTGTAAATTTAAAGGAAAAATATTATGGCTACAATAACATACGAGCTTGGAAAACCAAAGCAAGACAAAACAAGAAAGGTGTCTATTGTTCTTTCTCATAAGGGACAGAGAAAAAGATTTCCTACCAATATAGTTGTTTCCGACTCAGACTTGTCTAGAGCCGGAAAGATTTCTTCACGTAAGATATTGAAGACGATTGAAGATAAAATGAATGTTATGAAGGATGCACTCTATGACTTAGAGGTAGACTTGCTAGGTAAAGATGTGGATATTGATTGGATATGTGAGCATTTGATTGATATAGGCAACAAGACAGAGGATTTAGACTTCTTTTCCTTTACCGAAGAGTGGGTTGAGAAATCCGACAATAAGGGAAAGAAGAATTATCTGATTATGCTCAATTCCCTTGCACGTTATAATGGTTGCCGTAAGCTGCCGTTTTCTCTCATAGACTACAGATTCCTTAACGGATATAAGAAATTCCTAGATGGTCATCCTAGGGCGCAATCCTTATACTTGGGCAATATGCGGCATATCTTCAATGAAGCTATCAAAGAATATAATACGAATGGAAATGATATTATCAGAAGTAATCCTTTTGATAAATTCTCCGTTCCGAGGGATATTCCGCAGACAAAAGATAGGATAATCAGTGAAGAGAACCTTGTAAGAGTATTTAATTTCAAGGGGACTAGACGTGTAGGTATGGCAAGGGATTGTTATGTACTCTCGTTCTTTCTGATGGGAATGAATTCTGTTGATATATATGAATGTGTCAGCTATAATAAGGGTGTACTCGCCTACGATAGAGCTAAAACTAGAGATAGGAGAAACGATAATGCCCACATAGAAATTGTCGTACCTGACATCATCAAACCTTTGTTCCGAAAATATAAGGGAACAACAAGGGTCTTTGATTTCTATCAGAAATATAGCAATGCAGCCAATTTCAATAAGCATATAAATAAGGGATTGCATTTCATAGCTGACGAATTGGGCATTCCTCGTTTCGATTTCTACTCAGCCCGTCATACTTGGGCATCTATAGCAAGAAATAAACTAGGTATTGATAAGTATACCATTCACGAAGCACTCAATCACGTTTCGCAGTTAGATGTTACTGATATTTATATTCAAAAGGACTTTACGAATATCAATAAGGCAAACGAAAAGGTTGTTGAATATGTAACGGAATTGATAAAAAAGACGAAGAACGATGCTTGATTCTTTAGAGAGAGGGGAAATATTAATCTTCCCCCTCTTTTTTCTTGTCGTTATCCTTATCCTTTTTGTCCATTTTTGCACCTGTAGCTTTCATAATAGCCTTCAGAGCATCTTCGAAGTTCAAGGAGTCCTTACCGCCATTAGGGTGTTTTTCCCACCAGTCAGGGTCAACCCAACGCATAGCCTTGTCATACCAAGTTTGGTCGACGGATGTTTTCTTGCCATCTTGACTGATTAACAGATACCCACCTTGCCCATCGCTAGCAATTCGCTGAACTTGTTCAAGGTTGACCCACGTCTTTTGTTTTTCGCTATATACCCACATAATTATATGATTTAAATTATTTTTATTCCTATTGCGCAAAAGTACAGCGAAGTCTTAAAAATACCAAATAAAACCTATTTGTATGTTTCAAGTTTGACCAAATGTGAGTTATTTTGTGTACCTTTGCAGAAAATTCTTAAAATATGATACAAAGATTTACGGAAATGTACTACGATGATGCGGTGCGCTTCGCTCAGTACATACAAGCTACTGAAGGTGGCGAAATAGAACTTGTAAAAGAAGATGCCGATGGTTTTCCTCTTCCCCCTAAGCATAAGATATTTGGTAACATGGTTAATTGTCTGAAGGTAAGGAACTTTGAAATTGCTTATTTAGAGCAAAGAAGAAACCCCGATGATGACAAGAAACATCGTAATCGAAATCTCTATCGCTATATAATGGGGCAGAAGATTAAAGAGGTTAGAGAACTTAGTGGTATAACATTGGAGGAGCTGGCAGAAAAGTCCGGTTATAAGCCCAACAACATTCGTAATATTGAGATGGGGCGTTTTAATGCCGATATTGATACGTTATGTAATATTGTTGAGGCTATGGATGCCCATTTTGAGGTGATGAAGGATTAAAAGTTCTTTCGATATATGAAATATGTTTAAATACGGAAACAAAAGCATTAAAAAACTTGCAAAATTAAGGTGTTATTCTTATCTTTGCATCGTAATATAAAAAGGTGAGACACACCGAAACAACTGTATCGGATTATGAATAAAGCATATTTGATTTTCAGCAAGAACACAAGCATTCAAGAATGTTGTACTTGGTTTCGTTATCGTGACGAAGCTTTAAGATACAATAAAGAACATTTTGAGAACGTGTTTAAGGTACTGCCACATGAGTTTGATTCTTTGAAAGATGTTGACCCTTGCGAGCCGACAGAGTTCACGAAGTCTTCAAGATGCGAGCATTGCTGGAGAAAGATTAAGAATGATTATCTAAAACATATAGGAGATATGAATATGAAGAAAGAAGAAAAGTTTGTCATTGATGATTCTCAGAATTACAATGATATGTTTAGCAAAAAGGAACGGATGCAAATTAATAAGGCAACCAAACCTTTAGAGAACAAGTAATTTTCACCATTTATTAAAAGTGAGTTTAATAACCCGAACGCATTTGCTTGGATGGAAGAATTATGCTATCTTTGCATTGCGTTCCTTGAAATAATTAATTATGAGTAATAACAAAGAAGATTTTGATGCGCAGGTAAGTGCATTTAAAGAGAAGTATCCCGATTTCAAGCCAGCCAAACCTATTGAGGTTCTTAACTTGATTATGACAAGAAAGAATGCCAAGGAGATTCTTGAAGGCAAGAAGAAGGTTGAGTATAGAGCCTATACAGACCATTATATTGGTCGTTTGTTTGACAAGGATGTTTTGGAGTTCCTTAAAAAGCATGGTAAAGAAGAGGATGTAATTAAAGCGCAAGAGGAGGGTATTGTTGACCCATTGCGAGTAGTAAAGACAATCCACTTCCATGATTATAACAACTCGTGGTATCTTGATTGTGATGTTTTGGTAAATGATACTTGTATCGTTATGAAAGAAGATATTGATTTTCTTCACGAAAAGTATGATAGCCATGATTTGGATGAAATGTACGAAGCATTGGAGCTTAAAAAGGAAAAAGAGCGTCCTTTGTTTTTCTTCTTTGTTATTGACAAGGTAACAGAAACGACTCTAAAGTAGGTGGGCGTAAGTCCACCGAGCCTAGATAATTCCCCAAGGGGAGTAGTTTATGATTCGTGGACTTAAAACGTTACAACTATGTCAGAGGCATCAAGAGGTTATCGTTATTCTCAATGGAGAGCGGTAACAAATCGTACAACTGGTCTTAGGGCTGGTGAAAGACGTGAACGTGGCAGAAATGTTGAGTACCGAAACACTGGCGCACAAGGAACTACTTATGGTGGTGCTATGCGTACATTGGCAGCTCGTACAGCAGCAAATAATGTCACAGAACGTGTAAACCGCAGACTTAGAAGAGGTTAAAAGTCAAGAGGGGTAGAATGAATTAACTTTCATTCACCCCTTGTTTTTAAGGAGAATAATGTATGCAAGAACTAAAAAGAGCAAGAGAAATCATTGATGATGTTTCCAAGGAGACAGATAGTATATTACTTTTCCATTCTCTGAGTGGAAAGGATTCTATCGTATTGCTTGACTTATGCTACAAGAAGTTCAAGAGAGTTGTGGTAGTATTCATGTATATAGTAAAAGACTTGGAACATATTATGCGTTACTATAATTACGCTAAAACCAAGTACCCGAACATTGAGTTTGTTCAAGTTCCTCATTATGCTTTATTTTATGATATAAAAACCGGATATATGGGAATAAAACAAGACCCTAAGCAAAGACAATGGACTTTAGCTGATATAACCGAAAAACTCAGGAAGAGACTTGGTGTAGAGTGGGCTTGTTATGGATTTAAACAATCCGATTCTTTGAACAGACGGCTTATGCTTAGAAGTTATACGGATGGAAAGGAAGCTATCAATTGGAAGACGAAGAAATTCTATCCTTTATCTACATATAAAAACAAGGAAATAATGGATTATATTCTTGACCATCGTTTAAAGAACCCAGAAGCAAATGGAACGAATAAACAAAGTTCAGGAGTTGATGTTGAGGATATTGAGTATCAGAAATTTCTCAAAGAGTTTTATCCGGCAGATTTAGAGAAAATATACAAGGTATTCCCAATGGCAAGGATAGTTCTGTTGAAAGCTGATAAAAACAAGGAGGAACTGAAATGAAAAAAGGAAGTGAAACAAAGATAATCAAGAGGTCTCAAATAAACTTGAACCCTTGCAACCCGAAGGTACATACCGATGCGGACATCAAACAGCAAAAAGCCAATATTAAGAAAGTTGGTCTCATTGGAGGTATTCAATGGAATGAGACAACTGGAAATCTCATAGATGGGCATAAACGAGTGATGAGCGTTGACCTTATCCAAGGTTATGATGGTACTCCCGAAACTGATTATGACATCAAGGTAGAAGCCGTTGATTTTGACGAAAAGACCGAGAAAGAGCAATTGTTGTTTATGGCGAAGTCGCAAGACCCGATAGATTACAACTTGGTTGCCAAGAACTTTAGCATAGATGAAATAGACTTCAAGGCTGCTGGCTTCACGGAACAGGATACTGAACAAATCAAGATGTTGCAAGATGATTTGGAAGCATCATTGAAGGATTCGGGCATGGATGACTTTAGCGAGGATTTCTTGAATGAACCTATAATTTCAGTTACGACCCCAACGCCAATGACCGAATTACCCAACATCGAAAAAACATCTGAAGAGATAGTGGCCGAGCACGCAGCTAAGCCAAAGATGACAAAGGAAGAGGTCAAGGATCAGAAACAGCATTGTACTGATGTCGGAAAGAAAAGAAAGGAAGATATTGATAACTTCATATTCATTGATTTCGAAAGTTTTGAACAAAAGCAGATTTTCTGTGATATGTTGCACATGGAAGCCGCTAACTCTATGCGTATTTCCGGAAGTCAGATTTTAGGTTTGTTGTAATATGGGACGCAAGCGAGTAAAGCCTCTTGTAGTGAGGAAGAATCCCATAGATGTTGCCAATATGGTAATTGATATGGCTAGTGAACAGAGTAAGGATTGTATCGTTATGATGTCTCTTGGCAAGGACTCCATTGTTACATTGGACTTATTATATGATAAGTTTGAGCGCATAGTATGTGTATTTATGTATCTCGTAAAAGACTTAGAGCATATACAACGATGGATAAACTGGCTGAAGGCTAGATACCCGAAGATAGAGTTCGAGCAGATACCACATTGGAATACAACATACAATCTTCATTATGGAGTTTATTGCGTTCCGAATCCAAAAGTAAAGGTTCTTAATCTTTCTATGGTAGTAAAAGCCTTAAAAAAGCGTTTCGGAATAGAATACGTATTCTTTGGTATGAAGAAAGCAGACTCGATGAACCGAAGCCTTATGTTGAAGTCGTATGAGGATGAAAATTACATTCATGGTGGAAATTGTTATCCTCTTGCTGATTTTACTCAAAAGCAAATCTTGCAATATATGAAACATCGGCATCTGCCTAAGCCGATAATGTACTCCAGAGCATTGCGCTCGGAGAATGCAGAGGTTGGGAATGCGTCAGGCGGTTTGTCTTTGGACTTGGATTGTTTTGCATGGCTAAGGGATAATGCACCCGAAGACTTAGAACGTATATATAAGGTATTTCCACAAAGTAGGGTAATACTCTACAGGTATGACAACAGATAATGTTCTTTTTAATTTATATATAATAATGTATTATCTTCTTTATATGTATTGGCAGGCTTGTGAAAGTCTGCCTTTATTGTTAATGCATGTAATATAGAAATATTATAGGTAAATAAAAGTTAAATAAATAAAGAAAAACCATAAAACATTTGCATGTTGAGAAATTATTTTGTATCTTTGCAATGTCTTTAAGAGATACTTGAAGATTTGTCGCAAGACAAGTTTCTTGCAAGATAGTGCAGAGCGAGCACGTTAAAAACTAGTACAATTGTTATGAAGATGATTACCGAAAAGCAGAAGAAGTTCATCAATGATATTAAAGGTGTTATTACAGAACATGGTATTAATGCTATTGATGCATTGGACTTGAATAAGTTTACTTGCTATGATGCATCTAAGCTTATTGGTGGTTTGCTTGGTCTTAGAGATTGTTACAAGGCGATTTCTAGAGGCGCATGTGTAACTAGTACGGCATATTGCGATGAGGCTTTAGATAATGTCTTTAATACAATTGAAAAGTATAAATAATAAAAAAGGTGAGACACACCGCAAAAACTGTCTAAGATAATGAATATCAAAGAATTAGTAAGAAATATGATAGCTTTCTTAAATGAGCGTCACGATATGGATTGTGCTACGTTACGTCAGCGTTTTGCAGTATGCTATGGTATGAGTGAAGACGAGGCAAAGAAAGTTATTTTGGAGCTGACAATGCTTCAGATATTTGCAGAGAATTTTGGTGTTGAAATTTAAAACTTTGAGATTATGGATAAGGAGACTGCATATAAAGTTATAAGCCAATTTAGGGCAAATAATTGTAAGAGTGGAGCTTTGGCTATCGCTTTGGATGAAGCATTAAAAGCATTAAAACCGATTGCAGTAAATCAAGTTTTTTGCATTAAGCTGGAGATATTAGATAGTGGAAACTATTATCATTCGAAAGCTGCGCAATCTACCTTATGGTTAGAAGCTTCTAAAAATAAGAAAAAGATGCAAGCACATATTGCAGAATGGAGAAGTAAGGTCGTAGAGCGATGCAAGGATAACAACAGCTCTTTTGAGTTTGACTTTCATCATGGGAGTCCTTATAATTTCACGGCAAACAAGTCGAATTGTAATGAGTTACCTTTTTACTTTAAAGGTAAACACTACTGCTTTACAATATTAGAGGTTTCTAAGAGTATTAAAAGCATGTATGATGACAGTATCGAAAAAGATATGGATGCCGTTCAAGATATGATGTCTTATTTAAATTTATAGAGCATGAAGTTATACGAGGTAGGCTGCATCGTCAAAGAGGTGCAGCCAAAGAATGGAGTAAAGATTACTCTAGAGGAGGCTCAGGCTTTAGTTGGTGGTTATGTCGAGTTGGTTCATCTTGATGATAATAACATATTATTGTGCGATGAAGAAGGACTTCTCAAACATAAACCTATAAATACTTTGGCTACAATACAAGCGAAGGGGCTTGGCTGGAAAGGTAGTTATTTGGTTGGGAGCGTTTTATTTTTAAAGGACAAGGAGTTTTAAACATGAGTAAGGCAAGAAAAAATGATATGAATAAGGATATACCAGAAGAGCGAATAACTCTTAGGGTATTGGAGAATTATTCCAAAATGCAAAAAGAATTGTGTCGCCTTCGTAAGAAAACACGTGAACAAGGCTACAAACTTAATGAACTCAACAATCAGCTACAGAGGCTTCACTCGAAAGAAGTTAGATGTGAGTTAGAGAAGTACAGAAAGTTACTCTTAGAGCGTGATGAGTTGCGTGAGAAGAATAAGGCTTTGGAACAGGTGGTAAAGCAATACGATGGATTAAAAAGTTCTTTTACTAGCGAATTGAACGAAAAAGAGGAGGGTAGAGAATGATTATAGGTTCAATGACAGGGCGTGAACTCTTTGATATATTCAAGAAGGATAAGCCTATGCTAGAAAAGTTTGCTATCGAAAAAGCAAAGAAACTCATCCGTGAGCTTCGTAAGGGAATGGGACGATACACAACTCAGTGTTATGATTTCAAGACGAAAGACGCTACCGAGTACAAAGTATGCGTGTTTGTAGATAGAGGGAACATAAGACAATTCTATTTTGACATGTTTATCTATTGCAAGGAAACGAACGATTACGTATGTGCTACTTCCTTGTTGGACGAAGAGAATAGTGCAGAGCAGTTCAGTTATACGCCTCATTTCTTGCGGAGATATGCCGAGCGAGCATTGGGAATAGAGAACATGCCAATTAATAGGGTGCTTGCTCACATCGAAAGAGAAGTAGGCTATACGGTACTTATTTATAAGAATGATACAAGTAAGGTTATTGCTACAAGTATGGGGCTTTATCTGCAAAAGATTGACAAAAGGCGAGGTATCAATATATGCAAGACTTTTGTTAGTGTTGACATGCTTAAAACCTCCCAAATTAAAGCGTATATGGTTGTTGCGGACTTAATTGAAGAGTATTCAGAACGATACAATAAAGTTCAAAGGAATGATAATGTACGAGTAGATTTCGCTAATGATTGTTTGAGAAGAGGTATTACTGAAAAAGATTTGGTTAATGCCTATGGTGAATATTTTAAGAACAAAAAATAAAAGAAAGGGCTTCGTATGGAGAGAATGACAAGAAATGATGCCGCTGCTTATTTAGGTGTAGACCCTCAGACGATTACGAACTGGGTTAACAAGGGCTTGCTTGGAGGCTACAATGATAAAAGCAGTAAACGCTTTTGGGTGAATGCCGATGATGTTAAGAAGTATTCCGAGAAATACAAGATGTTATCTGTCTCAGAGGATTTACTTGATAGAGAGCAGAAAGAGTTGTTGGCAAGTGAGCGCAAGGTAAATACTAAGATACAAATGTTAATGCATGATGCGTTGAACGTTTCTTCTTTCAGCTATGACAAAATAGGTAGTTCACTTTGTATGTTATTGGAGTTAACGGCACAATACGGATTACGAGAGAAAAAGATTATGCAAGCATTTTTCAATGGAGACCGAATTAGTGATATAGCCGACAATTTTGAACTTTCAAGAGAAAGGGTGCGCCAGATTGTTATTAAGGCTATCCGGAAGTTCAACTATGCGATTGAAGAACTTGTAGACTTGAAGCTGGAGAACAATTCCTTGAAAGAGGAAATTAAGAATGTAAAAATGCAGTTTATTATGCAAGAGGGTGAAAAAGAAGAAGAACAACCTGAAGATGTTCCCACTTCATTGTTCTCCATCAGATTAGTTAATTGTAATTTACCAGTTCGTGTCCTTAATGTGACAAAGGCAGCCGACATAGATACTATTGGAGACTTGGTACAATATTCCAAGCTCGATATGATAAAATTCCGAAACTTCGGAAAGAAAAGCCTTATGCAATTGGATGACTTTATTCACGAAATGGGATTGGAATGGGGCATGGATAAGGCTAAGATATATGCAAGGGGTATTCAGCGGATGAAAGATGACTCTTATATTGAAGAGTTGTTTGGAAAGCATCTTGCGGATATAACAAGCGATATTGAGAAAAAGTATAATCTTTCTCCGGCTGATGCTATGAAGAGAGCTTATAGTGAAATGAAGAGATATGTTGGATTTAAAGAGAAGAGTAATGAATGAAGTATATAATGATGTTTTAGGTAAGGCGTTAAGCATTAAATCAACCAATAATATTGTCGTAAAAGTAGAGCAAGGAGCATTAGAAGTTAATCTGAAACAATGTAGTGTAAAGCGAATTATGTGGTTCTCTGTCTTCTTGATTGATGGATTTACTATGCGTCCATGCAGTTATACTTTCTATTCCTCTATGAGTGACGATGAATTGGATGACACATTTACACAAGTAGAAGGCAGATTGAACTTTCTGAAAAACTTAAATTCTAAATAACATGACGGAACAGGAAAGAAGAGTTGTAAACCATGCAATGAAGATACTAGAGCAGAGCCAAGATGATGAGGCTAGGGCGTTGGCTGTCAAGTTGTTGGAACAAGGTACAAAAGTTCCTCTTCAGAAAGTGCAGTTTTATGCCGCATATTGCAATGGCTTGCGTGATGGGTATTCAAGAATATTCGAACTAATACAAGGTGGTGGGTGGCTTGCGAAAGTGAGCAAGAAGGAAATGCCATATTTCGAAGCAGAGAAGAAGCTTGTAGAGAGCTGTATTGATGCTTGCTACGATTACCATATTGGCAAATATGATATTAGGTACAAGGATAAAGAATTCTCTAAGAATGGAAAGTTGTTGTCTTGTAAGGCGGTTTTTGTGAAACAAACGATGATTGGTGTTGAGGTTAAATACAACAAAGATAAATAATGATTGCACAATATAGATAAGTGAAGTTGTAAACCTTTGATATGTAGGTACTCCCTTGCGAATTTTGTATCTTTGCAAATAAAAAAGGAGATTTATATATGGCAGATAGAGGATATAGAGGCAGACCTCAACGAGGCGAAAGAGCAGATAGGCAAATCAATGCCGGACATAGCCGTGGGTTGGATGCGGCTTTGTCTGACACTGAAGCTAAGATTAGAAAGCTAAAGACAGAACGTATTTATGCCTATAATAAGGACGGAAAAGAAATAGCGCATTCCCAAACAGGAAAGGCACATAGTACGCAATTACCTTTTGGCTATAACTACAAAGATGCCATCATTACTCACAACCATCCTAATAGAGGTATTGGAGATACTATAGCTGGAAGAGTTGGCACAATTTTGTCCGGAGCTGACATTTTTACAACTATAGCACATAACGCTTCCGAGATTCGAGCAGTTACAAAGAATTATACGTATTCTTTGAAGAGACCAAGTAAAGGGTGGGGACTTTCAGAATCGGATGCATGGGATGTTTTTGGTAAGAAAAATTCGCAATGGAGACGAACCCTTCAGCAAAAACAGACAGAGTATCTTTCAAAGAGCGGAATACGAAATCGAATAAACGAGAAAGTGCTAGCTTTAAACAGAAAGCGTTCTAGTTTTACGAAAGGAGGAAAAGTCCCTAGTGCAAGTGATGTGTCTAGTTATAATCGTGAAGCAAACGAAATACAGAAACGTGTCACGGAAGCTAATGATAGAGGTAATGTTGGTGCGCAATATCAAGTTATGAAAGAATACGCAAAGAAATACGGATGGAATTTAACACGTAAGCGTACATCTTAAGGAATATATTCGAACGATGGGTAGTATTGTCCCTCTTCATGTGGGAAGAACCTTCCCATCATTGACAATGCCGTAGTACATTTTTCATATTGCTTTTGAAATCCGTACTTTTTAGCTCTCGATAGGTTGTGATCCAGGTCGTTGATTTTGACTTGTATTGCAACCATATCTTTTGAATCAATGATTGATTGTATGTAGTCAAAATACGGAACACCTTTCTTGTGGGTTAGGACACATACACTATCGGCAATGTCTTTTCTAACACCTAGTGATAACAGCTTGTCGTAGGTCATATCCGTATCTTCAATCGTATCATGGAGAAATCCGACACAAATCTCTTCGGTACTATTACCCATTTCTCCTACATGGATAGGGTGCAATATAACAGGCAATCCAACTTTATCAATCTGTCCTTTGTGCGCCTTGCAAGCGATACCAAGGCACAATTCTATCATATCAGAATCTTTCATATTCTTCTTTCGTTATTAACTCACCTAATTCAAGAGCATCTTGTGCATAGGTGTTCTCATTAAACTTAAACTCTTTTGGCTTACGTCCTTTACCTTTAGGGTAACACATAAGTTCTTTATCTACATATTGATAACGGACAACGATGTCATCCTCCCAATAGTAAACATAAACCGACTCTCCGTTTTTAAGGAGGTGGCTGATTTTGTTTTTATCTTTATTGTTCATAGTCTTTATCTCCTTATTACAATGCAAAGATATAAAAAATATATTAAACTTGCAAACAAATTAATGTTTATTACTTGAAATTTAAATATATTAATTATTGAAATGTTGCATAGTAAGCTTGTTGCATAGATACCGACCTTTGCTTCTTACCTCCGTTACTCTTGGCGGTTCTACTTTGCTCATATAATGCATGTCCCCAACCGGATGGTTTCTTGGTCTCTTTATAGATTTCTCGCATGGTCTTCCCACCCAACAGCTTGTAGGCTATCGAGTAATTCTCTTTGGCGTAAATCATCTTGGCGGTGTTAACTTGTATCTCACCAATAAGTCCGGTTTTCTTGTTCCGGATATTGATGATGTTTCCAGAATAGCCAGTATCCAGTTTCTGTTCCTTGAGTCTAACGAACTCAAAGCCCTTGTATTTGCCTTTAAGGTCTTTTATTATTTTCGGTATTGACCCTTTATCTGCGATGATGGTTGTTCTGTACGAGTCCTTAATGTCTTTGATACCATTAGCCTCGCCCTTAGCCTTGCGTACAATGGAGTCAACACTCTTGTAATTGATAGGAGTGACCCTTGCTCCATACTTCTTAGCTATACCTTCAGCTATAGCTTGTAGCTTGTTACCAACCGACTCGGCTTTTCTCCGCATAGAGGTAGCTTGTGCTCTAAGCCTAGCATATGCCCCATTATTACCAACGTCTCCCATATCTTTTTTGTGCAAAATTAACCAAAATGCAAGCCAATTGATATATTGTTGCGATATGTTATTTCACTTAAAAGACAAAGTGAAAAGACACGCAAGTAAACATTTCTCTTAAACAATTATTATTCATACCTTTGCAAGAAACAATGAGTTGATAAGATGACGAAACCAAGAGATTATTTCACAGGCAAGCAAGAAGAGTTCAAACGCTCCGAAGTGCAGATAGCACCATATAATCCAAGGAAGATTTCACCGCAGCAGAAAGCTACATTGAAACGTTCCATAAGAAAATATGGCGTTGTTGGTGGTATAACCGTCAATAAGCAAACAATGACCATCGTAGGCGGCAACCAAAAAGTAACCATCGTGGATGAGATTATGGGCTATCCCGAAAAGGATTATACTCTTTTGGCTGAGGCTGTAAATATGGATTACAAGACCGAAGTTGAACTGAATTTCATGCTTAATTCCGAGAATGCTCATGGAGAATGGGATGACATGAAAGTCCGTGAGTTACTTCCGGACATAAACTATATGGATGCCGGATTAACGGAAGAAGACTTATCCCTGTTCGGCTATGATGCAATGGTAAAGACTGAAGGCGAAGATGAGTTAGGTAAAGAACTTAATTCCTTACTAGACCCATTTGCCCAAGAAAGCGAAAACAGAAAAGTACAAGCACAAAAGGAAGTGCAAGAAGAGCAGAGACGACAGATAGAACAAAATCAAATTATAGCCAATCAGCAGCAAGAGGCTCAATACCAAGCGAATAAGGAACGTATGCAGCAGGTGAAGAAAGAAGTAAACACCAAGGCAGCGGAAAAGGCATTAGAAGCCGAGTCTTACGTCATGCTATCCTTTGATAACATCGAGAACAAGGAACGTTTTATGAGCACCTTTGGCTTTATCGAAACCGACAAGGTAATCAAGGGAGAAATGCTTATGAAAGTAGCAAAACGAATATAAACGAATAAGCAATGAAAAAGATTATAAGAATATTACTAGGGTACATAATAGCAGCAATAACAATAGGTATGCTCATTCCATTTATGATTGTTTCTATGTTTCTTGGCAAGAGGAGAAAGAACGCATTCAATATGTGGGTGTCGTGTCTCTTTACTCCTTTGATAAACAAGGTAGGACAATTGGTCAACTCATAAATATCGAAAGATTATGAAGGCAAACGGAAAAAGATTAATGAAGATTGCGAACTTGGCTATAACTATGATATTGGCAATACCAATGTTCTTACTAGCCGTTCCTTTCTATATGTATAACAAAATTAGAGGCAAGGTATAAATCCCATCTGCCCAATATATAGCGAAACAATAATAAATACAAGAAAATGGCAAAACCGAAATTTGATTACAATGGCGATGCTTTCTACGATGAGATAGAACAGCTTGCAAAGCAAGGTCAGAAGGATTCTGAAATTGCCTACGCCCTTGGTTTGAAGTTTGGGGTTGACCTAAATCCACAGGTCTTCAACCGAATGAAAAACGGAAAATACGAGAATTGGAATGAAGACGAAAATGCGGAAAGAGGCGAAAGGATAACTCAATCCCTCGTGCGTGGCAGAGAGTTTATCAATGCAATCGTGCGTGGAAGATTCCTTAAATGCGCCCTTGGAGGTGTTAAGGTAAAAGGCAAGACAACCACCAAAAGACATATGGTTGTAGATGGAGTTATGACAGATGATATAGTAGTGGAAACTAGAGAAACCGAGCAGGAGACCCCACCTAACGTACAAGCTCTTTCAACTTGGCTATTCCATTACGATATGACTTGGAGAGAGATACAGAGAGGTAAGAAGGATGAAGAGGAAAAGGGCATTCCTTTTGACCCTAAGAAAGGTATATCCGTCAATAAGTGGATAGAAAGAGAGATTGAGCAAGAAGCAGAAGAACAAGAGGAGGGTGAATAATGGCAAAAACACATTCCGTTTATTATCCGTTGTATAACGACAAGACGCATTTCATTTACCTTATAACAGGAAGCCGTGCGTCAGGAAAAAGTTTCTCTGCTTCTCAGTTTATCGAAAGACTTACTTTTGAATACAATGCAGAAAGAAAGATAGCACATAAGATTCTTTATACACGTTATACAATGGTGAGTGCCGCTATTTCCGTAATTCCAGAGGTTAAAGAGAAAATAGAGATAGATGGCACACAGGATTATTTCAAGAACACGAAGACGGATATAGTCAACAAAATGACGGGAGCTGAAATCATGTTCCGTGGTATTCATACGGCTAGCGGTAATCAGACTGCGAAGTTAAAGTCTATTCATGGTGTGACTACGTTTGTCGTTGATGAGGCTGAGGAATGGACGAGTGAGGAGGATTTTGAGCGTATCATGCTTTCAATCCGTCAGAAAGGCTTGCACAACCGAGTAATAATCATTATGAACCCTTGTGATTCAAATCATTGGGTATATAAGCGTTTCATCGAAAAGACTCATAAAGAGGTGTATTTTGATGGCGTTCCCGTTCAGATCAGTACAGACCCTAGAGTACTTCATATACATACGACCTATCTTGATAATATAAAGCATCTATCACCGGAGTTCCTTAACGAGGTGTTAGAGATGAAGGAGAATGAGCCGGAGAAATATGCGCATATAATGATTGGTAGATGGTCGGATGTATCAGAGGGCGCAATATTCAAGCATGTAGGCATCGTTGATAAGTTCCCTAGCAATGCAAGGAAAGTAGCCATCGGTGTAGACTGGGGATATTCAAAAGATTATACGGCAATTGTAAAGTGCGGTATCGTAGACAATCGCCTATACATAGAGGAACTTTGCTATAGAACGGAAATGTTATCTAGCGACATCATAAGATTCTTGCGCCCTTATGCGGACGAAGGCTTGTTTGTGTATGCGGATAGTGCTGACCCTAGACTTATAGATGAGGTAGCTCTTGGTGGAATAGTTATATATGGAGCACAAAAGGGTGCTGGTTCTATATTGGCTGGTATTGACAAGATGCAGACATTCGAAATCTTTGCGACTAGGCAATCAGTCCATTTGCAGAGCGAGTTCCGCAAATATGTGTGGGCAAAGGACAAGGATGGCAATTATATCAATGTTCCCGAAGACCATGATAACCATTTGATAGATGCTGCTAGGTATTATATTCTTGCCGTATTGCTCGGTAAAGTGATGAAGCCAAGAAAAGCTTCTAAATCAGACTTAGGAGTGTACTAAATGACAAATATAATTACTTTTGTAATAAAAATACAAGTGTTTAATTATTAGATTGTTAGTGTAAGTATTCTATAAGAGTAGATAAAAGTTAAGTGTAAATAAAAAAGATTGTTTACTAAATAAAGATAAATTCTTTAGTAAATAGTCTTTTTTATTCACTTAAAAACTAAGTGAAAGGCATACGTAAATTAAAGTATGTAGAAACCATGTTTATTATTACCTTTGCTTCAAAAAGTTATAAGGATGTTTGTAGATTCAATTATTCAGATAAAGACATATTTTCGAAACCTCACGCTCAACGCATTGGGTGTGGAGAGAAGCATCTTCGAACGTTTGGACGATAACGATGTTGATTCTGTCGTAAACATGATGGAACAACATGATTTCGATGTGGATAATGCCATTTCGGAATATAATCCACAAACCCATAAGGTGATGAGCCGTGAAGATAAATGGGTAAAGGGAGAAAAGCCATACAGGACGGAGAAGTTGGCAAGAACAAGACAAAGATACATCAATGAGGTAGAATTGTTCTTCTTGTTAGGCAATCCGGTTATGTGGAAGAAGACTGAAGGTGACGATGAAGCCTTTGAACTATATAAAAAATACTTGAAGGATATATACTTCAATACCAAGCTACGTCAATGTAAACGACTTGCCGGAGCAGAAACCGAAAGCGGTTTTGTTTTTAATTTCTCGCAAAAAAACGGAAAAATGCATGTTGATGTGTATGTTGCAGCTCGCTCAAAGGGACATAAGATGAGAGAGTTGTTTGACCAGTACGGAAACATGCTTGCTTTTGCTGTAGGCTATTCCTTAAAGCGAGAATCAAAGACTATCGAATGTTGGGATATATTGACATCCGTTTTTAACTATCATTGTGAACGTGGTGGCTTTGGGTGGAAAGTGTATAAGTATCCTAATCCGACAGGAAAAATTAATGGCATTTATTTTCGTCAGCCAAAGGCATGGGAAGGAGCAGAACCGAGAATGGAACGTGAAGAGATGCTTGATTCCAAGATTGGAGATACTAACAACTACTTTGCTGACCCTATTGCCGCTGCTACTGCTGACGTGATACAATCAATCCCTAAGCGGAACAAGCCAGGTAAACTCATACAACTTACAGGCAAGAACTCTAGGTTTGAATATATCAACCCACCTCAGAATTCCGAAATCCGCAAGGCAGAGAAAGAAGACTTGGCTCAGTCTATATTGTTTGATACGTTTACACCGGATATGTCACCGGAACTAATGAAAGCTATGAGTACGCTTACTAGTGTCGGTATAAAACGAGCGTTGGTATTGGGTTACATCAAGCGAGCGAACCGAATGGAAATCTATGAAGAACTTGTCGGTAGATTATCGCATGTGATTATAGCCGTAATGAAGGAACTATATCCTGAGATGAGAAGCAAGTTGGATAAGTTGGAGGTCGAATTCGATTTTGCCGAACCTTTCGAGGATGACAAAAAGGATAAGTGGAAAGTAATAGCGGAACTATATAATCAAGGCGTACTTTCTTTAGAGACTGCTGTACAAATGCTGGCTCTAACTGACGCTCCTGCTGAAGAAATTGAAAAGATACGCAAGGATGCAGAAGATAAAGTAGCGTTAGCTGCAAAGGTAAAGGGAAACGAAAACACAACTTCATAATTTTAAATGCTTATTGTTTTTGGGCGCATTTCCTTTTAGGATTTGCGCCCTTTTTGCACTTAAATTTTAAGTGAAAGCATTGTGATAATAATATAATATTATTCCTCATTTTGTTTTTAACTTTGTTGGCATGAACACGAATGAACTTATCATAAACGGAAAAGATGCTTGGAATACCTATCGGGTCAAGATGGGGTATGGCTTTTTGGATGCGTTGGAAGCTGACGCAGACAATAAAAGTTATATAACCAATGAAGTAAGGACTGAGCACGGAACTAGGGTTGTTCCTATCCGTCCCAAAAAGGCAGAAAGAAGCATTACCTTGGAGTTCGTTATAGTCGGTAAAGACCATAACGATTACAATAATAGGGTAAAAGCCTTTGATGCACTTATGGATAATGGCTTTGTTACGATACAAGTTCCTCGATCAAAGGATGATGTCTATCGTTTGTTTTGTGCGAGGAAGTCTCCTACCTATTCAAGGGGGAAAGGTGGGGCTATCGGCAAGAAGAGTTTGAAGTTCATAGAATATAATCCAACGAACAGGGGAGCCTTGACTGATGCAGATATTGATATGTTCACGTTGAAAGAATTTGAAGATATAGAACAGTTATGAAAACTTACAAGAATATTGATATAAAGTATTACGATAATGACGGAAACATACATGTAAGATGTTCTGTTCCCGTAACACAGGATGCATTGGTTCACTATGAATTAATGCAGTCTCACTATTGTAAGCTTTCCTTTAAGCTTTATAAGCCTACATATTTCTTGCTTGGTGATTTTATAGATACACCATATGGACGATTTGAGCTAATAGATTTAACTAAGGCCAAAGATAATGATACTATTGGATATTCCTATGAAATCCAATTTGATGCATATTATCGTAAGTTCAAGAACAAAATATTGAAGTATCGCCCGAATACAGGTTCACAAGAAGCGACTTTCTCTCTTACTTCAAAAATAAGTACCCATGTAGAGGTGATTATGAAAAGTCTAGCTTATTATGCGAAGTTAGACAAGTCTTATCTTTACGACCCTAAATTTGAAGGCGAAGGAACGGACTATACTTATGTTATTGATGCGAGCGTAGATGCAAATGCTGCAAAGCTTATAACCTACTCAAACACAAGTGTGTTGGATGCTATTGCAAATATTGCTCAGACGTTTGAATGTGAATGGTGGTTTGAAGGCAATATTCTACATTTTGGTACTTGCGAGAATACAAATGCGATTGTTGATTTCAGACTAAACGACAACATCGTTTCTATGTCAAGTTCACAAAGCCAGTCCACTTATGCAAACAGGGTATATGCTTTTGGAGCTGCAAGGAACTTGCCTAGTGGATATAAGAATGATGCCGATGCGGACATAACAAAAGATGGTGTCGTAGAAAAACGTCTTATGCTTCCTACTTCAGCAGAATGCTCTGACAAAAACAAGCAATTGTTAGCAGAGAATGGCTTTGAGCTGAAAAACGGATATATACAAGTCGGTGGACTCCATGAAGACCAGTACGTAGAGGGAGTAACAACAAATGATGATATTTATCCAAGAAATCTTATCAAAACGTCTAATGTGACATCATACGAAAAAGATGTAGAGGATGAAAGTACACCCGAAGAGGGTGATTACATCAAACGGACTTTCTATCGTGTAAATTCGCTTACTATTGTCAATGATGATGGCGAAAAAACAGGTGATATGGCTTTCCGAAAGGCGTATATTCTTAGTGGCAAGAACTTACATATAGTATTCCAAAGCGGTTCTCTTAATGGTATGGACTTCGAATGTGAGTTTAATCCAGATGGAGTTTCTGAAATACTTAAGGACGATGATGGTAATCCGATATTGAAAGATGGAAAAGAACAGATAAATCCTAAGTCGCAGGTATTTGAGATTGTTGCTAATGAGGATTATGGTCGTTTTTTGCCGGACACAACTTTGCATCCAAAGGACGGAGATACTTTTGTTCTCTATAATTGGGATTCTACCAAATTGGGCGAAACTTTGGTATCTGCTGCTTCCAATGAGTTGCTGACGGATTCTATTAAGAATTTGAAGAAGTCAATAATAGACCCTACGACATATACATGTACCGCTGAGGCTAATTATTCATTCAATCAAGGTCGTGGCAACTTGCATGGGGTAGGAGACAGGGTTAACCTTTACAATAAAGGTTATGATGACAGTTATAGGTCTTCAAGAGTTATTGGATATGAATTCAGCCTTGATATTCCTTTTGATGGTGCGAAGTATTATGTTGGAGAAAAGCCTTCGTATTCCCGCCTCAATGCAATGGAGTCAAAGATAGAGGAACTTGTCTATAATGGACAGAGTTATCTTAATGGTAATGGCGGAAGCGGAAGGTCGATTTACATCATTAAGAGTTATGATAGCATAACTCCTACGGATTATAATGTATTTTCAGCAAAAGCTGTTGATGAACAAAGATTAAACAAGACAAAGGACGACACCGTAAAGGGCACAATCACTTGGGAAAAGCTCCAGAAGTTCTTTAGTGGATTGATTGTCGGTAACTCCAACAATGAGAACGGAGGCTCGTGGACTCCAGACGCAGAAGGTCGTTCGCACCTCATCACAGATTACTTGGAGGTAAGAATGAAGGCTATCTTCGAGGAGCTGGTTATCAATAAAACATCCACCATCGGTGGTAAGGAGATAATCTCTCCTGCTGGTGGCGTGGTGGCTCATAAGGTAGAAGAAGTTACTGTGACATACAATAATGTGTCACAGAAGGCTTATCGTTGCTATTTCTTAGCAGAGCAGGATGGTGATGAGGTAGATAACGACTTCGCGGTTAACGACCAAGTGCGCTCGGAATCATTCAATGTTCGCAAGGGCACTTATCACAAGGCTGGCAATCACTTCTATTGGCGATTGGTAATCGGTCGTGATGAAGACCCTGTAGAGCTGGAAGGAAAGAAGTATCATTATATCGACCTCTCTGATACCGATTGCGCTACGGCAAGCGACGTACCTGCTAAAGGTGATGTGCTCAACCAGTGCGGTAACAGAACCGATGTAGAACGTCAGAACTGCCTTATCTTCTCGGCGGTAGATACCTATTCGCCATCCATTAGCCTCTATCACGGCATCAACAGCTATTCCTTTGCCAATAGGGAGTACGTGGAATATGGTGTGAATAAGCAGACTAACAAGGCATTCTTCAACGTCTATGGTGATATGTATGTAGGTGATAGACCTACAAAGGAGAATGGCTATGAGGGCAGCTCTTATATCAGATATGATAGCAGCACTAAGCAAATATCTGTTAAGGCTAAGATTTCCGCTAAATCCACTGTGGATGGCAAGGAATTGTCTCAGTATTTCAAGAAGATTGGCGAATTGCAGAATCAGGTGGATGGTGCTATCGAAACGTGGTTCTATGATGGTGTTCCTACCTTGGAGAATGCCCCAGCCATCAGTTGGAAGACCGATAAGGATAAAGAAATCCATCTTGGCGACCTTTACTACGACAACAAGACGGGCAAGGCATACCGCTTTGCCCAGGATAGCAACACCTATAAGTGGACTATCATTACAGATACCGACATCGCCAAAGCCCTTTCCGATGCAAGAATGGCACAGGAGACCGCAAACGGGAAGATGAAGGTGTTTAGCGTTCAGCCTACGACACCTTATCAGGTTGGCGATATATGGGTTAATGCCACTTATCCTTCTGACGGCAGTACCTACAAGAATGAGGTATTGCGCTGTCAGACCAACAAAGCGGCAGGTTCTCAGTTCGCCATCGGTGATTGGATTAAAGCATCTAAATACACCGATGATACCGTTGCCAACGCAGCCAAAAAGGCAGCAGAAGATGCTCAGAAGGCGGCACAGACCGCACAGACGGACATTAAGAACCTCGGAAAGACGGTCACTGATAATAAGAAGGAATTCGATAATTATGTTACCGATGGCTACCTAGAGCCTTCCGAGATTGCAGCAATGGCGCAGGATTCTAAGCGACTTGAGGATGATTTTGCGGCTGCACAGAAGTCGTATAATGAGGTGAAGGATGCAGAGGTACTGAAGGACACCAAGGAACTCACTGACCTCAACACCGCTTTTGCTACCCTCACGAGTGCCAAAACGGAACTCATCAAGTTTCTTTCAGATATATCTAAAAGATACAATGAGACTGATACCGACGGCAAGGCTGCTATCGTCTCAGCCGTGGGAACGAAGTTCACCAACTTCCAAAGCGCATATTCTGCCTTCTATGACAAGCTGGGTTTGGCAAACGCATATATCACTAGGAAGATATATGGTGACTTGAAGCAGAATATCACAGACCTCGCAGGTTACAAGTATCTCAAGGATGCGCTCGGTCAGACTACAGATATTGACGGTGGTCTTGTAATGACAACGCTCCTTGCGCTGAGAGACGGAGACGGAAACGTTCAGAGCGGTATCAACGGAGCAATAGACCCGAATAGAGGAAAGAAGAGTATCGCAACATGGTGGGGCGGTCAGATGGTGGATAAGGACTATAATAGCGGAAATCTTACCCCTGCGACCTCCCTCATCCGCTTCGACGGCTCTGGCTACCTTGCCAATGGTGCTATCTGGTGGGATGTGAGCGGAAAGGTTCACGCAGACCCGACATCGTTTATCATCAGCGAAAAGAATCTTGGCGCATACCTCATCTTCTTCGAGCCGACTTGGAAGGAAGGAAGTGCAGGAACGAGCGTTGCCGACCTTGTATCACTGAAGCCAAACGCACCATTCTCTAAACTTGGTGTATCGGGCGATGCTACCTTCGAGGGCGCAATCTCCTTCCATGGCATTAAGCTCACGTATGATTCCACAAACAAGGCTATTAAGATTGATGGTAATCTCTATGCCACAGGCGGTATCACGGCATACGGAGCAGGAGCATCTACCACGGGCGGTGGTGGCGGCTTGAACGGCAGTGTGAAGAGTTATTCAAATGCCTTGAAGCTTACATCAGAATCGCTGTCTGAGATAGCTTCTGCCTACTCCATCAAGGCTCTTGATTCTCGTATCTCCAGCCTAGAAGGAGGCTCGGCTATGAACGTTAGCGTTAGCGGTAGTGGAAACGCAGTGACAGCCATCAGTAAGAGCGGAACGACTATCATCGTGACAAAGGGAACTACGTTCTTGACTTCACATCAGAGCCTTGCGAGCTACCTTACTAGGACTGACGCAGCCAGCTTGTATCAGCCAAAGGGAAACTATCTTACCGCACACCAATCGCTTGATGGTTACGTTAATGCAATATCTGTAAGTGGAAGTGGGAATGCTATCACGTCTGTATCTAAAAGCGGAAAGGGTATTACATTTACTAAAGGTAGCACGTTCCTCACCAGTCACCAAAGTCTTAGTGCTTATTTGAAGTCTGCTGATGCTGCTAACACATACCTCAAGCTTAGTGGTGGAGCTATGACTGGTAATATCCGCTACAAGGGTTCTAAGAGTACTTATGATATGATAACGTTTGTGGACAACAATGCCGATACGTATGGCAATGGTATATGTATCGGTGGTGGTGGACTTACTATTATTGGCGGAGGAGAATCGGCAAACGCTGTTCTAAGTCAACATACGAGTGGCGGCGATGAGTATATGATTGTTGCCAATGATGCTGCGATAGATTTCTTCTCAAATTTACAAAATGGGTGGAACTCACGCAAAGTTGGTTCTTTTGATACATCTGGATATTGGAACGGAGCTGGATTCAAGAAGGATAATTCGAGCGACAGTTATGTACTGCTTGGTGGTGGTGGACACAAGGCTATATCTAGCTTGTCTGTTAACTATGCAAGCAGTGCAGGAAGTGCCAGTTCTGTAGCGTGGAGTAATGTAAGCGGAAGACCAACGAAGGTGAGCCAGTTTACCAATGATAATGGTTATATTACTTCTAGTGGAAGTTGTGCTTATGCTACAAGTGCAGGAAATGCTGATAAGGTTGATGGTATTCATGCTAACGGTCTTCTTACTGCTCTATCTAATTCTGATAAGGGAATTAGTATAACAGTTGGTGGAACTACTAAAAGCGTATCGAACATTAGTGTTAATTATGCTAGTAGTGCTGGAAATGCAGATACTGTTGATAGTTATCATGCAAGTCATTTGTTGGTTAAAAGAGGTCGATTAGGGGCGTACAATATAGACAAAGAAACAACATTTGGTACTAGAGATATTCAACCTGAATCAGAAGTTACAATTAGTGGTAAAAGACCTTTTAATGGATGGGGTACATTATTAGTTATAGGTAGTATTGATGGTGCTTCTAATCATCAATTAGCATTTACAGGTGATAATAGAATGTTTATTAGATGTGCATATGGTACTAGTAATAACTATAATACTAAAGATTGGGCTACTGTAGCTCTTACTTCTGACAATGTAGCTAGTGCTGCTAAACTTCAAACCCCTAGAACTATTTGGGGTCAAAGTTTTGATGGTACTGGTAATGTTAATGGTACTATATATATAAACAATAGTGATTCTGAAAACGGAGCTATAATATTAAATAATAATGTAAATGCTAATGCTCGTATATCAGCTATAAACGACCAAGTAATATTTAATACTGGTAATGCTATTCGTTTTGGTGAAACTGCTTGGGATTGGAATCAATGGGCTGGTCTTAAATATAATCATTCTGATAAAACTATTTATCTTGGTATAGCTGATGGTTCTATATTTAATGCTAATACTCCTCAACTTGATGGTACACTTAGACTTGCAGGTATTAAGACTATAATTCCTAATGCTGGAGCTAGAATTGGAGGTAATGGTAGTTTATATTTAGGCGATGCTAATAATTCTGGTTGGGTTTATGTTCAAGACATGTGTAGTCAAGTAAATAGTAGTTATTGGAACATAAACCAATTAGGTAATGCTACGTTTAAAAGCCTTACTGTTAATGATGTTATTAGTTGTAATAGTATTAGTGTTAGTAAAAATGCTATTATTGCTGGTAATTTATCAGTTAACGGTTTAATAACAGCTAAAGCTATAAATGCTACTACTGCTGACGTAAACGCTTTTGGTACTAAAGTAAAAAATTGGGATGGTAGTATTGCTGCTAATGTTACTAATATGTTTAACGGTATTCCTCAGGATAATATACAAGTAGAATATTCAATGGATAACGGTGCTAGTTGGAATACATATCCTGGTAATCCAGAAAATAGATTTAATCTTGTAAATGATAATGCTAGGGTATTTAATTATTTTTTAGGGTCTAATAATATGCTTGGTGATACTAATGCTGATAAACTTGCTCAAATAAAGAAAAATCAACTTAGAGTTACTGTTAAGATTCCTGATGAAATATATCAAGAACTTAGTTGGATAAGTGTTGATGTAAATAATGGAGTTGATATAAAATGTCAAGTATACTTTGGAAGTAGTACTGGTGGTTATAAAGAATATGTTTCTAAAATAATATCTGGATGGGCACACAAATGTGATATTTGTGTTGGTCCTTTAGATGTAAATGTTGGTAATGATACATATCGTTATGTAAGATTAGTATTTAGTCATCCTAGCAATAATACTAATTTACGTAATGGTATTGTTGCTAAAATTAGAGCTTTAGCTTTAACTAAATATATTTATAACAATGACAGATATACAATTAGTACTACTGGTCATATATATGATTATGACCCTTACATGAATACTTACTTCCCTAATAGCATTCTTGCTAAAGGTGGAGTAACAGCTTATCAATCTTCTGACATCCGCTTGAAGCAGGATTTGCGGAAGCTGGACTACTTCGGCATCATCAAGGCAATGGGTGGCACATTCGGCTTTGCTTGGAAGAAGGACAACACAAGGTCTATCGGTTGGATTGCCCAGCACGTCTTGTGCAACCCTCACTTAAAGGACATCGTTGAGACGGACGAAAATGGCTACTACAAAATCAACTACTGGTCTCCGAAGCTGATTGCAACGGCATTCGGTGCTATCGAGCAGGTGGGCGATGAGGTCAGCAGGTTGAAGGCTCGGGTGGTCTTCCTCGAATCAGAGGTTCAGCGATTGAGTGGAGATAAGGAAGACTGCAAAAAGAAGAGATTAGATAACAAGAATATTAATTCATTAAATTAGATTAGAAAATGGAGAATTTAAAGATTAACAAGAAAAGTGAACAGACAGCTGCCACTTATACCAAGGGCGGCTATCGAGTAGAAATCACCTACAATGTTGACAAGACGGGTGGCAACATTGAGAGCATCAATATGAGTATCTATGGTGACCCAAATGGTAATTATCTCGGCAACGCGAATGCCAGCTCCAACGGCAGCGAACTGACCTACAACATCAGCGGTGTTCCGCAGAGCAAGCTCAGTGAGGTATCAGCATTGATTAAGGAGGTTAATTCCGCTATCGCCGCTAATATGGCAAGCGAGGCAGCAGAGTAAGTATCGTGAGTATTAACGCAGGGTGGCTCTTATAGAGCTGCCTTGCCTAGTGTTCAATGTAACAGTAGAGCGAGTTGTTACTAAAGAAGTTGTAACAGAATAAGGAACTGAAGTTGAATATTTAAAAAATAAAGATTATGTCTTACAATAGTGAAACTGGAATTATTAGTGCTCCTGTTAGCATTGATGATGTTAAACAAGCTCTTGGAGAGAGTAGCAATGACCTTGCTACTCTTTGTAAGAGTGAAAATATAAATATATGGAGTAAGTATAAGCCTATTAATTGTAAAGGTGAATTTAAAGAATATCCTATTAGAGAAGACTCTGATGAAATAGTAACATCTTCATATAGTAAATATACTTGTGTTGTTCGTTGTGGTATGAATATACCTATGGATACTTATAAGAACTTACGTTATAATTATGGAGGAGAAGGTTTTGCTATTGAAGCATGTAAAGAACTTTATATCGATAATGTATATGGAGTTAGAGGTATTGATAAAGATGCAAGTACTAATTCACATACTGTATATGCTTCAGGAAAACACTTTCCAAAAGGTGGTGCTAATTCTCCTTATAGATTAGGTGATTTTAGAAACTATAATAGTAAAGCAATAAGTAATATGTTCCAATCTTCTATTCCTACATTATTTAACGTTGAAGTTTATTATTCTTCAACTCCTAAATTTAATTGTGTTCTATATAAGAATACAAATGTGGATGATAATACAAATGTTACTATGGAAGATATAATTACCGATTTGTATTTAGCTTGGTCTTTTTGGATTCAAATTTGTTATAATTCACCATATAATAATACTGATAAGATTTATAAAAATTATTATGTTGGTAATTGTGAAAAACTAACAGATTATATATATGCAAGTAGAGAAATAACTTTTGATGTAGGTAATGATAAAGATGTTACTATTGTACCTTTTTTAGCATATACTCGTAATGCAACTTTATATGATAATACAAAAATAATTTTTATATCTCCTCCGGGTGCTATTAGTTTTAAATATTATCCTAGACAAATTAATATGGAAAGTATTAAAAGTGGTTCTAGTGGTTTTGTTGATTTCTCATCGTTGAGAGAATTAGTTGGTGCTACTTGTATTTGTAAAGCTAAAATATATAAACTTCCTGATGCTGCATTAACAGTTACTGATGGTATGTTTAGAAGTGTTTGTACTTATGGTAATAATCAGACCTTTCGTATGCCTACTAGTAATAAGACAACATACGGAAGAGGTTATGTATCTAATAGCTCTGGTCAAAATACAGGTTCTGTAACTATTCCTGAAGGTGATAGAACAGATTATATTGAAGTATATATAAGATTTGATAATGTTTATGAAGGAGGTTATTATGGACAAATGTGTCAATTATCTTTTGAAATTAATATAGATGGTGGATGGAAACAAGTTCCTCCAGGAGGTAGTTATATTATGCGTTAAAACGTAAATATTATTAATGTAACGAATGTGCTAGAAATGTATTTGTGGTTTACGTTCTCACCGAGAAAGCAGACACGTTGCGACCTAGTGATTACCCAACGTGGGGAAGCTGATTTTTTAAATTCGTAAATTTTACTCCTCCTGCATTGCTATTCGGAATTATTTTCTTAACTTTGCACTGTTAATAGGAAAGATATTCTGCTATGGCAATCTGGCGAAGAATATTGTATAACATAAAAATAAAGAAACAATTATGAAAAAGATTAAGACAATCGAGGCTGTTGCAGCCTACAGAACATTGAAGGCATTGAAGACATCATCAATGAGCGATGATGCCGCTATGCGAGTTTGGAAGAATATGAAGGCTCTGCGCCACGTAGCCGATACCTACGACAAGGATGTGGAGGAAGCACAGGAGAGCTTGAAGGACGATAAGTTCGAGGAGATGCAGCGCAAGCTCCAGGAGTGCCAGCAGCTTGAGCAGAAACACGCTGATGAGGGCTACGAATACACCAAGGAGGATTCCGCCAAGTTTGCGGAGGTTAATGAGTACTTCTACAATCAGAAGCAGAAGACCGAGAAGTACTTCAAGGAACTTGCCGACAAGGAGGTAGAGGTAGCCATCGAGGACGTTGACGAAAAGGAGCTTTTCAAGGCTGCGAAAGATTGCGGCTTAAAGTTTGCAGACATGGAGAGCCTTGAAGTTGTGATAGGATAATCACTGATAAGTAGATATAGAAATAGCGTTAGAATTTGGCAAGAAAGCCGTTCTAACGCTATTTTTGTGACTTATTACTTTTAGATTGTTACTTTTTGTAAAGTTTAACAATAAAATATTGCGCAAAATGAATGTTTTTGTGCGGAATTGTTTATTTTTGCAGCACTTTCCTTATTATTAAGAATGAGGAACTAAGAATAAATAATAAATCAAAAAACAAAAGGAGAAGAATTTATGACTAAAGAGGAGGAAGATGAAGTCCATCGGTTAGTTCAATCAGTCGGTGTTGTACAGTTGTCAAGAGTAATGTTTAAGGACATGGACGTTAGCGAAATGATAAACGTCATTATCCTTGCAGGTAGAGGCTACAGCATAAAGCTACTCACTTGGTTTAAGTATTATTGTGAAGTGATGCCTCTGTTTATCATGCTTTTTCATATTGCATGCATGGTAACATTTGCGTCTCATGAAAAAGAAATGTGCGTATGGTTTAAGGAGAATTGGGTATCGGCAGCATTTATCTATTTTTCCGTTTACATCCATCCGCTTGTGCTTATAATTGCGAGCAGATTCTTCTGGCTCTGCTACAGATGGCGTATTCCTATGATTATATACCTATTCGGTATTAATGCTATACACATTGTATATTGGAATGTTTTTACCACCAACGAAATGGTGGAAGCTAATGTTGTAATACTTGTAATGACCATTATATTTTATGTATATGGTTTTGCCGATAAGTATTTCTCAGGCAAGGGCTGTCAAAGTTTAATCTCTAGATTATAATGATATGGGAAAGTTATTTGGTTATCACACCTTGGGAGTGTTATTAAAATCGTTATCGGATTCTTGTTTTCGAGCAGACGAGCAAGAGAAGAGAGGGGAGAAGGTAACTGCTTGCGGAATGAGCAGCGATGAGATAGAAGACCTTTGTGAGAACTATCTGCCGTATGCTCTCAACCCAATGATGAGCACTGAGGAAGTCAAAGAGAAGTTGCATGTTTCTGATGCTACGTTGAACAGGATGGTCGCTAAGGGTGACATCCCGAACGGAGAATGCAAGAAACGTGGGCACACTAGGTATTGGAAGAAGTGGGATATTCTTCACTTCATAAAGAGCAAGAGAAAATCATAATCAATTAAGCCCTACGCAACACGGATAAGCGAGCATATATGAGTATTATGGATTTTATGTTTCAGACTTTGATTATAGTAGCGATGTTAGCAATCATCAACAGCACATTCATTGCATACCTATACTATTCTTACGAGTATAAGAAGGTCGATAAGTTCTTCATGGCTTGGGTGACATCATCAACTATGATATTGATAATGTGGTTCGGAGTAGGATTGTATCTGTACTTTGAACATTTCTTATAAGTTAAAGAGAGGTAAGTGATTACTTCTCTTTTTTTTGTTTCAGTTTGCGTGAGTGACTGTTGCAAAAATTGCAACAGTCACTCTGACTTCCTTTTTTTTGTTTTTACATTTTCAAAAAGTCTTCTATATCTATGTACTCAATACCGAAATTCTCCGCACATTGTTTGTCGGAGTCCGAGAAGTCACCTTCTTTTCCGCTAGCATCACCTATCATTATCAGCTCACTTTTCTTCCAAGAAGAATACGACTCAAGCATTCCTGTATTTGGCTTTCTCATTTCTATCTCTGCATGCGATGGGCAATACATAGAGTTGACGAAGATATTTCGTCCGGTATGATTGCGAAGATATTTTTGCATAAAGCTTTCAATAGCCTTAATCTTGCCGATAAAATCCTGTTCGTCAACAAATTGAGGGATGCCTCCTTGGTTTGAGACTATTTCAACATAGTAAAGAGTAGGGAATGCATCTACAATCTTATCCAAAACCTCTTTACGGATTTTGAAATCTGTTACATCTGTAGGAAAGGTGTTTCCTGATATAGTTGTAATAATCGTGTCGTCTAAATCAATGAATAATACTTTTTTCTTGATTAAATATCCTTTTTCTGTCATAATTTTGCTTTTTTTTCTATATTGATATATTAATATCTTTATCTACGAAAATTAAGTTTGTAAAACACAGTTGTTTCGGTGTGTCTCACCATTTTTATTACAATGCAAAGATACGACAAAAAAGATGGCTTTGCAAATAAATTAATGCAAATTTTAAAACGTTATCTGTTTTTAATGAAATCATTAACAATTCTCTCTATGGTGTCTTGCTTGATAGCTATAGGGGCATCACCTTGATATTCTATCACTTGGTTGCCGCATTCCTTCCAAAATAGGTTACTATTGATGCGTTCGCCATCTACCAAGATCCAATCCGGATGATGTTCAAACGAATGCATATTAGTTAGCGGAACGAGAATGAATAATTTATTCTCCATCTTGTTTACGAGTACCGACAAGTCATTATCATCAAATGTAATGATAACTCGATTTTCATTCTCAGATAGAACGTTAAAATCCTCATTAAAACGTTCATAAAGGTAATTTTTGATTTTCGAACAACTCATATTCTTGTAATTTTATAGGAGGGCAGATGGAAAAATCCAAGGTCTGCCCACCAAGTTAAACTTATAAGGAAATCTTCTATAATATCGACTGACAGAGCCATCCCATAAGATAGCATGGTTCTTCGCCTTGCATATCTATTCCCAGATGGTTGCATATATGTGCTACTACATGAAACATTTCATGTGTGAGACTATTTATATACTCACCTTCAGAAGTAGATTTGCAAATGAGCACAACACTTGTTTTCTTTGAAACATTTGTGTATGTCAATCCTTTGTTTGAAGAATCGGTTGAAATGTGGTCGTATGCATCCAATAATGGTTGCCCCTTACAATCAATGGAACTTAGTAAGTCCATAGCTTCGTCAACATCTTCTTGATTAGCTACATGACATACAATCACATTCCAATCGTATTTCTCCAAGTAAATTTCTTGTTTAATCATAATACATCATCCCATGGAATGCCGATACCATTATGGTTGCAATCGGCATAAAATCTATTGAAAATAAATCCGTCCGCTTGGTCTGGGTCATCCACCATATCCTTAATGAATTGAGCCAAAGCAGCTTCGTCCTTTAAAGAGGACTTAAAGAAATCGGCTCTAGCCATGTTTGCGACATAGACGAAATCGTAATTGTCGGCATTCTCCAACTTTACGTTATTGACTTTAAGAAGTTCCTCGACTGTATCTTTTTCTGTCGGTTCAACTTTTTCGAGCTTACCAGTCGTTGCGTTTGTCTTGCGCATTAAGGTAATAGCCCAATCGCACATCTTTTTATTGAAGTGCCAGCCATTGTAGCGAAGGTATGCAATCATCCCTTCAGGCTTCATATCGTATGCGTCAAGTGGTATTTTGTATCTTCCCATAATAAAAGCTTTTAAAGGAGGTGGAGATTTCTCCCCACCTCAAAGTGTAATACTAATAGCGATAACCGCCACCTCTGCGACCACCATGTCTTTCACCATAGCGGTCATCATCGTCATCCCAATTGTCTCGGTAATCCGGCATTGGGTTTCTGTGACCCATTCGTCCATACTTGTCATCCCCCATTTCATCAATGCAGTGCATGAGTTTACCACCATACTTAAGCATCTTCTCTACAAGTTCTGACATTTCATTTACCTTGTTTTCGGTAATTTCTATCATGTATCCCATAATGATTTACTTTTTTGTATTAACTTTTTCCAAAGCCACTGACAACATAGACTTAATATCGGTCAAAGTTCCCTTCATTCCGCTAACCTCGCTTTTGAGGTTATTGATGTCTTCTTCCTGTTGTCTGTCTTTGGCTATTTGTGGATTCAATACGGCACGCATCTTTGCGCACTCTTCCATAACCTTTTTGTGGTATGGCTCGCTTTCCACAATCTCCTTAGAATGCCGATACATAGCCTCAACTTCCGCATCCATAGCTTCACGGCTTTCAGAAACCACGAGGTTTTCCGAATTTGCAATTTGCATATTGGATGGGAGTTGTTTGAACTCCATTTGTTCATTAGGCAATTTTACGACAACATCAACGGTAGTCTCCATTGGTTGTGGGTTGAATTGCCCAGGAGTATATGTTGGGAACTTAGGTTGTGGGTTACTGACCGATACAACCTGTCCGATTTTAAGACTTGGGTTTTCACCCTTGTCAAGCACATAGAATATGCTGTTAGGTCGAAGTCCTTGAAACATAGCTTTGTAATGTTAATTGTTAAACAATACCCGTCATTAGCTGAAGGGTGTTAGTATCTCGCTCGAACCAAAACTGATAAACTCCAGTTCCTGCAATGTCGGCTACCGTCAAAGGATTGCCGTTGAACTTAGTTACAGCTTGGGTTACGCCATTGGTCTCGAAAAGGATTGGCAGCGTATTTGTCGTACCAGTCGGAATAGCTTGATATAGGTTCACAAAGATAGTTCCCCTATAGTTAGCATTCACGAAGGCGTGGTTTCTGAACGAGAAAACGACATTTTCGGTGTTCACCACCACGCCTGTAGATGCGATAGCTGCCGAGCCGTTACGATTAACCCATGCAAAAGGTCTCATCCATAACATAGCAGCCTCCTTTCCTAATTAACCCCAAAAGCTTGCATTGTTGACACCATTCAGACCATATAAGCCTGTTTGCCAAGCAACGCAATTTGGAACAGCAGTAAATGGACTGTAGCTGGTTGTAACAGTTGATGGAAGCTTACACTTGATACCATCTACCTCTTTTTGCAAGCCAGCCAACATAGCGTTGACAGGTGCCATAGCTTGACCTACAATCTGCGAAGTCATGGCAGAAGACTTATAAGTTCCATTCTCTTCACGAAGATGGTCTATCTTGTCCTGCATATCTCTGAGTTCTGCTTGGCGTTGGCCATTAACTACGGTCTGAGTACTATCTTTAATAGCATTCAAAATGTCGCATGTCTGACCTTTAGTTTCGAAAGCAACATTAGAAAAACCTCGTTCCTGACTTACGGCTACATTGTTGATGGCATTCTGCAAAGTGCCAGTCTGCTGACACATAGCCAACTTGACGTTTCCGTCCATAGCCGTAATATTGTTATTTACACGGCAGCAGCAGTCAGCGAGTTGTGATGCAATCTGCATGTTACCTTGCTGAAGAGCGTTGATGGTTTGCATTCCGCTCATACCTACTTGGTTGCCCACGTTCTGGACTTGGGTTGTCAAGGCAGAGATTGCTTGTTGAATCTGTCCTTCAGTACAATTGAGCTGAGTAGCGAGATTACTGAGTGCATTACGATTGCCACCGATAGCATCCATAAGCAAGGAACGACCATAGTCATTGTTGATTTCATTGGCAAGACCTGCGCCATTGCCACGGCCACCAAAGCCGAAACCATTACCGCCCCAACCACAGAAGCAAAGGATAAAGAGCAGCCAAATGAACCAAGAACCATCGCCATTGCCGAATCCGTTATTACCCTTCATCGCAAGAAGAACGTTTGGGTCAACGCCTCTCTGTTGGAGCAAAGGAGCTATCAAGCTCATCATTCCTCCATTGTTACCTGAACCCTCTGGATTAAAAACATAAGTTTTTGATGTCTCCATAAGAATAATCTTTTTGTGTTAAACCTTAATTAAACTAACTCTATGTAACGTTACGGCTGCAAAGTTACGAATAATAAGGATAAGATAAAATAACTCTATCAAACTTTCTTTTAATCACTAATAATCAAGTAGTTAAGGTGATAGGAGGTAATGTCATACTTCCGGATGCATGGAAATCAAAGGCTTGTTTGCAAATTCCGTTTGCAGAAAACGAAAAATGCAAACGGAAATTAAGCACGCACAAACTTGAAACCAAATTTTTCAGTATAGTATTCCTCTTTAGGGTGTCTTTTTGTCTCGGAGTCATAGCAGAGAATAAACGGCTCACCCTTAGAGTAGAAATAGTTATAAGACTTTCGCAAATACATCTTTGCATTCAAAGCCTTTGGGGAGAGCTTTCTTATTCTTAACCTAGTTTCTTGAGGCTTACCCGACATTACTCTAAGTTCATCCATTTTGTATTGCATGTGAAGTTTTCTTCCTTTGCTTGCATATCTTTCTTTATTCCAATAGTCTCTTAGAGACTTGTTTCGTTCTTTACGAATCCTATTTATCGTTTCTATATCGTGTTTCAAGCCAAGCTTACTGACTTGTCCTAATATTGTAGACTGAGGAATATTCGTTACTTCTGAGATTTCTCTCGCTGTCATCGTTTGGTACATGTCGGAGATTTTGCGGATAGTCTCATTATTCAATTTATTGTCTATTTTCGTTCCACCTAAAATAGTGATATACTTGTATAATGTATGTAAGGTTACACCAGCAGCCTTGGCTACTTCCTTTCGTGGGTAGTCATTGATGTGGGCTTTGATATAGTCCATCTGTTCTTGTGTTAATCTTCTTGGCATTCTTCGTCCTCCTCAAAAGAAAATCCGTATTTGTTCTTGTAGAATTCTTCATCCATTCTGCGAGTATTCCGGTCATAACCTAAGATGTATGGTTCACCTTCAAAAGCAAAATACCCATACTTATTTATAAGATGGTACTTGGCATGATATGATTTTATCGGCATTTCTGAAAATTTGAATTTCGTCTGCTGCGGAATACAGGATATAACTCGGAATTTCTCCATCTGCATAGTTCTTTGCCAGCTTTTCACCCTTTTGCCAATAGTTGCTTTATCATATGCTTTTTTTAAGTTAGCCAAACTATTCTTTTTAAGTCTTTCGATAGTTTCTTCTGAATGAGTAAGCTTTAGCCTTTTAGCAGCCTTGCCTACCGTAGACGGATGGCAGCCTACAATTACTGCAATCTCTCTGACCGAATGGTCAGGATATAGTTTTGTGATTTGTTCATCACGTTTCTTGTCGGGTTGCGGAACAGGTCTTTTATGTTCGATTTTACAATTGCAATCATGTAGAATCTTATACAAGAATTTCACGCTGACACCCATTCTTTGTGCCAACTTGTATCTTGGCCGTTCATTTATGTGCGCCTTAATAAAGTTTATTGTGTCTTGTTCTATAACTTTCATTTTTATTCAGTTTTTGTGGTGTGTCTCACCTGTTTTTTGCAAAGATAATGAGATTTTATTGGCAGAGCAAATATTTTAATGTGTTATAACTTAGTTTAAGGAAAAATTTAATTATTTGCACAAAAATTAATTGTGTAGTTTTCTGACTCGGCTATTTCCACATTATTATATATAAATAGCTATCTTTGCAACAAAAAACACAAAGAAATGACAGCGGAAACTATTCAATTAATACAGACGGGAATTAATCTTCTTTGTGCATCGGGTGTAATCTCAACGCTGCTGTACTATAATAGTAGAAAGCGAAAGGAGGCGGCACTCGCATCACAGGAAGAGAATAAGACTATTTCATCATATGCCGATGAGTGGAAGGCTCTCTATGAACGTTCCAACGAGTCGGTCGTTAATCTTAACAGTAAAATAGATGAATTGTATGAGGAAATCAATCAGTATCGTATTACCATACGCAATCTTAGGGATGAGAAGAACGATTTGAAGCTTGCCTTGCATGAGGCACAATGGAACAGATGCATCAAGGATGGATGCCAACTTAGAACCCCACCAAGAAAGCGAGAATCCTTAGAAACGTTGGTTGAAAAGGAAGAAAATGAGATATATCGTGACAGGGAGGATTAAAATATGGTTAAGTATCTGAAATTACTCATACAAGTTAATAGCGGACATTCAAGCAAGGCATTCTTCTTAGTGTCCGTTACTCTGATAGGTCTCTTGATGCTCCTGGTTGTCTGCTTTATCTTAGTGTGGGAAGTGGTGACTTATGGGACGATCAAGACCGATTTGATGGGGTTAAGTGCATTTGTTGGTAGTGTAGCTAGTTTGTTCGTCACGGCTGGCATTACCAAGACGATAGGGGAACGTGGCGAACATCAAAACATAAACGACAAATAGACTATGGCAGACTCAAGTATTTTACAACCATTCATCCTCTCATTCGAGGGTGGATATTCTAACAAAAAGAGTGATAGGGGAGGCGCAACGATGAAAGGCGTGACTCTAGAGACGTTCCGTAAAGTTTATGGTGCTAGTAAGACTGCATCGGACTTGAAGAAGATAACCGATGAACAATGGCATCACATATTCAAGAAATATTATTGGGATGCTTGCAAGGCTGACCAAATCAACAACCAGTCGGTGGCTAATCTCTTGGTTGACTTTGCTTATAATAGTGGAGTAAGCAGAGCCGTACAAAAGATTCAGACTATCGTAGGAACAAAAGCTGATGGTATCATGGGTAATATGACTTTAGCTGCTATCAATTCATACAAACAAGGTCAATGGGCGTTGTTAGATAAGTTGAAGGTGTCACGAATTGCCTTTCTCAATGCGATTGTGAACAATGACCCAAAGCAAAGTGTGAACCTGCATGGATGGCTTCGCAGGGTTGGAAATATACAATATGGAAAGCTCGTATGTAATACCGGAAAGATAATCACTTGGTAATCTTACGAGACACAGGCTCAACTAAGGCATTAGTAAGACCATCATTCTTAATTGGGTGGTGGTTTTTTCTTCACTTTTGAAATTTTGAAAAAGAAAGAGTGGGCGAAGAAATCGTTCCTTTTGGTTTTATTTGTACCTTTGCACTCAAAAAGGAGGTTGATATGGAGCTTAGATTTGACTGGTGGCGTTGGCTCGTTACCATATTGGTAGGTTTCTTCATCATGCTGATGATGTACGGATGCCGGACAACAAGATATATAGAAGTGGAAAAGGTGGTGCGAGACACTACTACTTACGCCCATTGGGACTCAATTATCAACGAAAGGGTCAAGCTTATTCGGGACAGCTTGCTATCTTATCATTGGGAGCAGACCGAAAAACAGGTTAAGGATTCCACATACATAAAGGATGATGTCAAGACAAGGGTAGATGAGAGTGGTAAGGTGCTAGGTAAGGATTCTACTCATATAGAGATTAGATACAGGGACAGCAAGGAACTATCCAAGGTTCGTGATAGCCTTATTCATTATAAGGAGATAGCAGAGCGAGCGAGTATATATAAGGCTCAGAGGGATAGCCTAAACAGAGAATTGAGTATTGCCCAGACCAAAAAGGAATATATTGAGAAAGACTTGGAGGGATGGGATTTGTTCTATTGGAAATTCGGTATGATTTCCTTTTGGGTCGTTTCCTTGATGCTGGTTACAATGATTTTCTTTCTCACGGTAAAATATAAGAAAAAGTTATTTTATTAGGTTGGTTTTTAGTTATTAAGGTTTTAGATTGGTTTAAGGTAACAACTTATGGAGCAGCTGCCAGTGATGGTGGTTGCTCTTTTTTTTGTCTTGAAAATGCCTTAGAGTGTAAAATGTTAAAATTGCAAGCGGCTTAATGTATTTGTAGTTTTGTATACGTAACTAAAATTGTGTTATGTGTTAAAAATGTGCAATTAGAGTAGAATAATACATTAAAGCTCTTGCAGTTTGAAAATAAATTAGTATCTTTGCAGCGTGCTTTGTTGGTGCTGACACGCTTACAAGAATCAATAAGATTTTCCGTGGCGAAAGCCATACCACGATAATCCTTACCTAGATTTCGGTGTCAGACGAATGAAGGGTAAGGATTTCTTTTTAGAATCCTTGTTTTGAGTCGAAACATTCTTAGATTGCTCTAGGTTAGCAATGGGCAATAATTGTTGGAGTAGGCGAAACACAGATAAGGTAAACAAATAAGGAATTTATGGGAAAGCATTATTTACACATACGTATGGACTTGGTAAAGAAGTATACCTATGGTGCGTCATCGCAAGAAGTGAAAGCGCACAAGGAGACTCTTTGCTTTGCCATTTGGTGTAAGATGCAACGCAGAAATTCTGTAATATTTAACTTAACCATCAAGGATGTAAAGAAAAAACTCGGTGTAGGCTATCCAAAGGCAAGAAAATTGCTAAAGGATGTCAAGGAGGATGGACTCTTTACAGAACTTGGTAACGGGCGATTTATCGTGAATACGTTCCGTGATAAAGAAAAGAAGCCCAATAAAAAGGGCGGTCGCTTTCAAGGGGCTTACGTTTGTCGTATTCCTATTAGTAAGGACTATAAGCTAAAGGAGTTATATTCTATAGTCAACAATATTTTGTACACATCGGTTATTAGTGGTGCTCGTCAAGACTGTTTTAACGTTGGCAACAATGATTGTGCTTGGCATCAACTAACTACTAACTCGTTTGCAAAGGTTGTGAATATGGGTCATGGCTCTATATGCCGAATCAAGAAGAATCTTATCTGCGAAGGTAAGATTAAGTCCACGTATGCGGAAATGCACATGGCAGATGATAGAAACGAGGGAGAGATGGAACGAACATTGCAAAGGTTTGGTCGTAGGAACTTTACGTTTAACGTAGGTAACCTGCACTATTTAATTATACCTTGCTCTTACTCTTTTGGAGACCGAGAGACTTCTATTGCTATCAAGCACAGAATCTATGGTTATAAATTGAAGGGACATCGAATGCAAATAAAGGAAAATGGCACAATAGGAAATCTACCTGATGACTTCTATGGTGGGTAAGTTCTATTTTGGACATTTTCATATTAGTAGTTAGTTGGAATAAGTATAGGAGTCTTTAAGAGGCTAACGTGTTCCTTGATATATTACGTGTTATTATTATATATACGAGATTATGAAGAAGATAGAAGAAAAGTACTTGGAATCAGAACATCAAGTTAGAGCTTATGATGTTTATCTGAGTTCATATCGTGTGAAAGGTGCAAATCGAGTGTTGGCTTATAGTCGATTGTATGATGGTGACAAATTCATTCGTGACAACTTCCTGGTCAACGAGCAACAAGCCGACAAAATAGAGGCTATGTTTGACTTGGTTAATAGAATATTGGAAACTTGTAAGGATATAGACTTGTTTACGATTCGTGTTTCAAACAAAACTTTTGCGAATTTAGTGAAGAATGCTGACTTTGCGGAAGAGTCTAATCGCTACTTTGGCAATATATCTAGATTTAAACGTCTGCTTGGCAAGAGGGAGGTGATAATTGTTATTCCAAATTGGTGTACCGCAAACAAAAAAGATTATGCTATTGACGAAATGGCAAAGGATTTGTATGCGAAGATACCATCTTCCCGAGTCTTTTCGGGTTTCTGTATAAAGAAAAATTGGATAGAAAAGGGCTTTATCGAAGATTTGTGGGACTTGTTATGGAAAAACGAATGGAGACAGAAAGATGGAAACTATTGTGATGATTGGCGAACATTGGCAGGTGCTTACAACTCCGTTTTGCGAACAGGCAAGAATGCAAAGTATGGAAAGGTTCAACCTAAGAAAGAAGAAACTGTTGTGGAAAGAAAAAGGCTTCTTCCAAACTATATTTGCTATACAGATGGTAGCTGCGATAACTATTCCACCCATAAGGCAGGTGGTTCTGCGTATATTGTTGTGAATACATCTACAGGTGAACTTGAAAAGGTCAAGACACACCATTGCTTGCATACTACCAATAATAGAATGGAGATGTTAGCGATAATATCAGCCGTTAATTATTGCCCGAAAGGTTCTGTCATAGAGGTTCGAAGTGATTCCAAGTACGCATTAAAGATGTTCCGCTATACAGATTGGGAAATAGGCGCAGATATAAAGAACACAGATTTAATCAAGTTGTATCGTAAGTGTGCAAAGGATAAGCTTGTTATTTTGACTTGGGTAAAGGGACATAATGGCGATGATTTGAACGAGCAAGCGGATTGCTTGGCTTTTGGTGCATATGAGAAAGCATTAAAAGAGAATGGCTTACCAATGGCTCCTGAGAAGTATCGTGCTATGAGACGAGGCAAGCAGACGGTGTTTGAAACAGATAATTAAAGATAAATTTGATTTATTATGAAAGAGTTAAGTTTTGATAAGCTATACGTAAAGTTTAGCAATTTATATTGTGAGTATCGTAGTAGAAAGCAATTCTTGAAGTGGTTGAAATCCTCAAAGAATCTTTCTGAAGAGTTGTTTGAAGTAACGCCAAGTGAAGGTGGTTCGTTTGACGTTGTGTTGTCTTTTGAAGAGATAAAGGATGTATTCCCGATTATGGAGAATTCATTGCCTAAGTACGAAAACGATATAAAGCAAGTTCTTTTGGCTATAAAGGAAATGGGACAGCTTGAAGTTGCAAAGATATGGCATGAGGACGATTGGGGTGATGGCTTTGTAGAGGATTTTTGTAAAACCCATGATATTTAATGAAGATACGGACGTTTGAACTTTGTGCCGGATATGACTCTCAACTGATGGCTTTAGAGCGGTTGAAGAAGAAATATTCTGATTTCGATTACGAGTGCATCGGATGGTCTGAGATAGAGCCAAATGCAATAGCTTTGCATAATGTTTGCTTTCCTAGTCTATCCGGCAAGAACTTTGGTGACATGACCAAGATAGATTGGAGCAAGGTAGCCGATTTTGACTTGCTGACATATTCAACACCTTGCCAGTCTGTTTCGCAAGCCGGAAAGCAGAAAGGAATAGAGGAGGGAAGCAATACACGTTCCTCTATCCTTTGGTTCACAAGAAACGCCATTATTACCAAGAGACCGAAATACCTCTTGATGGAGAATGTAGAGGCTTTGGTTCAAACAAAGTTCATTGGGTTCTTTAATAAGTGGCGCAAGGAGTTGGAATCCTACGGATATGTTAACTATGCTAAGGTGGTAAATGCAGCCGACTGCGGTGTTCCTCAGAACAGAAAGCGTGTCTTCATGCTCTCTATACGAAACGATGGTGATAAGATAGATTATCATTTTCCGAGAAAGACAAAACTAGAGAAACACTTGGTTGATGTCTTGGAGGAAAATGTGGATGAGAAGTACTTTTTTAGTGATGACTTGCTATGTAAAGAGAAATTTGTATCGAATGAATGGAAAGAACCTATGAGTGCAGCTATAAGAACTCGTTCTGAGGGGAAGTGGATAAAAGGCGAAAAGCATAGTTCAAAGGTCGAACTTGGAAAGAACATAGCCAATACCATTACATCTGCGAGCAAGGACTCCTTGGTTGTGCTTGGAGAGACAAGGTTGCGCATTAGGCGTTTGACTCCGAGAGAACTCTTCCGCTTAATGAACGTTGACGAAGAATACATAGACAAGATGCTTGAAAGTGGAGTGTCGAAGTCAAGTCTTCAAAAGGCTGCTGGAAATTCGATTGTCGTAGCTTGCATGGAGAGGATATTCAAGGAACTTTGGTTTTCTGAGAGTAATGTTAAGGTCGCTGATGATGGTCAGCTATGCTTATTTTAAATATTGACGATATGATGTTTTTAAATATTAACGAGAAAAAGGAGAAAGCAAATGCTATCTCATACAAGATAGATGAGTACATCTGGGGACGAAAGGATTTTGTTACCGATTGCCCCTATGGTGAGAAAGGCAGATACACCAATGCAATTAATAAAGTTGGTGATTTGGGGTGTAATACTTGTGAATGGCAGGTAAGACATGACCCAAGTACGCAAGTTGTGATGTGCTCCCATCCAAAGGTGTAGAAGAGCGAGATTAATAAACTTTTTAAGGATATGTGATATGGATAAGGAGAAATTAAAGAATGATTACGAGAATGCTTGCAATGCTTACTTGAAGGCATTCTGTGAGAAGCATGAATTTTACGGATTAGATAATCCGGAGACATTTTGGATAGGTGACCAAGTTGGAGGAATAGCTAATTGTGGCGATTTGACTTTCGATATGGCTACTATTGTAACAGATATTGAAAAGGAAGCTCCCGAAGAAGAGTTGTTGAAGTGGTACGATTATACTATTGAAGCTAGAGAGTTCAATTTGCCTGTTCCAAACTTCGACCATTGGCTTATGGGGTGTCCTATAACACCAAGTAAATGGTTCGAGATTATGCGAGCAAAGCGCAAGGAATTTGAGGACTTGTTGAAACAAGAAAATGAAAGGTTGAAAAATGGAAAGAAGTAATCTTTTTAATCATTTGTTGAGGATATTTGATGAAGGTCTCAGTATGAAGACTACCGAACTTGAATATGGTACACTTGAAGTTACTGTAGAGAATCGAAGCCAAGACAAGAAAATCACATTCTTAGCAAAGGGTATGGAGGATGCCAATCAGAAAGCAGCGGAATGGCAGGTTGGACAAATGCTCTTGAATTGCGATGATTTCGAGGAGATTGTTATGTTCTTGGCTCAAAGAAAAAAACTTAAAAAGGAAATGTCAAATGGATAAGAATTTTAGAAGTTGTTTTTGTTGCGTCCATTTCTTGGTAATACAAAATACAAGTATAGGAAATATTTTGAAATGCAAGAAAGGTAGCACTACGAAAGTACAAGGGAAGCGAGTGACAGAAATCGCTGCAAGATGCAAAAATTACAAAGCGTTAGGCACACGTTAAAGAACATAGTAAGATAAAATTAAGGATAAAGGTAATTGGCCGCATGAGTATTTGAGAAAGAGAAAAATGTAAAAAGTTTAAAATAAATGGTAGAAACTATATTAAACAATTAAAATACATTAATAATATAAAGAAACACATTAAAACGCTTGCATGTTTCGAATATTCTTTGTATCTTTGCATTGCAATTAAGAAATAAAGGTTATTAATTTGAAAAGGTGAGACACACCATAAAAACTGGGAATGATGACAAAAAAGGAAATAATAAAACAATGGTTGGATGAGCCGAAAGTGAGATATTGTAATAATTCTAATTTCACTTTGGGTTATGGTGATGGCTGGGATTGGGTTAAAGATGTTCTACGACCAGCTATCACGAAGAACGCTATGTTTCTCAGATTCTTGGAGTATGGTTTCCGTGAGATAGAAGAGTTTTTGAAATCAAAAACCGGAAAACCGAGCGAAGAGGATTGTTCCTTGTATTCTGTTGGATATAAGGATGGTGTCAATGATGCCATGATTGCAATTAAGAATAGATTTGAAAATTTAAAATAGGAGGTTAAATGGATTTAGGAAAGGCGATTAAGACAATGAGGGTAAGCAAGGGCTTGACCCAACGACAACTTGGTAAGGCTATCGGTTGTAGTGAGACAAATATGTTGTTTATGGAGACCGGAAGAACGTTTCCACGTAAGAGTAAGATTGATGCAATATGCAAGGTATTGGAGATTCCGATGTCTTATTTGTTGATGTTCTCTATTACACCGGATGATATTCCGGAAGATAAGCAGAGTTTGTATACAAGCATCGTTGAGCCGATGCGTAACGAATTTATTAGGGAGTTGTTGCGATGAAGAGATGCTATTATTTTGTGGCTAAGTATGTCAAGAATGGCATAACACGTACATGTACAGGTACACAAGAGACGATTGATGGCTATTTTGATTTCGTCAGTGCTGGAAATTTTATAGCACAGAAACATAATGTTGATTCAAAAGACGTAATTGTAACTTTTTGGTCTGAGATTAATTCAGTAATGTTAGATAAATATAAAAAGCATTAGAAAGCATAAAAAATGGTTGAATTCGAGTATGAAGGCAGTATCATTTGGAAAAATTACGATTTCCATTTTATGCCTTGTGTAGGTGATAAAGTCGTGATTAACAATCTTACATACAAGATTAAGTCTCGTGTGTTCAAGTGCCAAGGAAAGACAGTTAAAGTTGTTTTAAAAAAGGTTGATAATGAAAATACGAATAGTTAAATATGTTTGTGCCGATGGAGTAGAAAGAGGTATCTTGGAGTACCGTAACCATTGGTGGGAGAAGTGGGAGCCATTGCATCAGGACGGAAAGCTGGCTTATGTTTCATATATGGGAACGAAACCATATAAGTCATTGCAGGAAGAGTGCTTTGATGTACTTGGATTGAATGAAGAACAGATAAAGGTGCGTGAACAGATGTCCCGTTATATCTTGGATGCAGAAGAGGTATATGTTGGTGCTAGAATAGGCAACGAATATTATATCGGCTATGATGTTGATAATGATGAGAGTCTTGAAACGCTTAGAAATTTGGAGGAATAGTTATGATCGGAAAGATTTTTTCGGTTAATACCGATATTGTATATCGTAGAGAGGAGAGTTTGAATCTCTTCGAAGGCAAGAAAAAACTTGATAAGGTGGTGTCTGGTCGGGTATTCAAGGAACAAATCAAGTTGCTTGGTTTTACCATCAGGACAAAGTATTTTTATCAGATTTGCTGTCCACAAGTCAATATGAATGATACCCATGAGGTTATTGTATTGAATAAGGTCGAGGATTTGGTAAGGACAGAGTGCTATAACAAGGTTGTTGAATATTCTAATAGAAAACATCATGCCTAGTGTTAATTGTTTCAGAAGAGTCTTGTTGAACGTAGGTGGCAAGAAGATAATTGTCAGTGTGCCGCATGGAATGACCGAAACCGAAGTAAACAAGGTTATGATTGTTACTAGAGGTTATCTTCAGCAATATGTCTATGTTGAAATGGTGTTGGCAGAGTGCTTCATGCAGAAAATCGAAAAGAGTATTCTGAAGAAGAAATGCGTTAGGTTTGAAGTGAAGAAGAAGTGGGTGGACTGCAAGAAGAACCTTCGCAAGGCGATTAAGTATTATGACGCTTATGTTCCTAATGCAGATTTCAATAACGAATTCGCAATGACGTTCTATGACAAGATTAGTGAAGACTTGTACAAGTTGCGAGATAAGCTTGCGGTGAGGTTACAGAACTTAGGGATTGGTGAAAAATCGGGAGTTTATGCGAATGCAATCATCCTGTACAATCTGACCAACCTTTGTTTGGGAACTTACGAGAATATCATCCGTAAGCTGTATGAAGATTTGCATGTTAACTTAATGCAAGCGTTCAAGGATTTTGCTCCTATCTTGGCCTTTGAAAATTCTTATGACTTCATGGCATTGGTGATGAATAAGGATTTCAAGAGACTTGCTGACCATTTGATGACTAAAGAGATTCTTTCTTATTTCGATAAGGTGAGAAACGGTGTCTTCAACGAACAGACTTTGAATGCAGCCGCTGTAAATGCGACAGAAGACTTGAAAGACGATGAGAAGGATTTGCAGAAAACTTATATCGGAATTAGTGACTTTATGAAGAGTGACTATCCTTTGGAGAGTGTGACATCTAAGAAAGCAAGCTAATGAAAATCGAACCAAGTGAGTTCTTGCCTATAGGTAATGAATTTCAGAAAATCTTCGGAATAAGCTTTGGAAAATTCATTGATATGCGGTTTCTTTTAGCGAGAAAAGAGTTAGTCTTCAATCTACTGAAGTTCACAGATTGGCTTGAAGAGTGCTATCCGGATGAGTGTTCCATTGATGGAGTGAGCTATAATGCTGTTGTCGAGCGAAAGTTTGGTAAGCGAGGTGTTAAAATGATTAAGAAGTTGATAGGATGAAGTACATGGGTAGTAAGGCTAGAATCGTGCATGAAATATTGCCGATTATGCTGGACAAGGAACATGATACGTTTGTAGATGCTTTCTGTGGTGGTTGTAGCGTTATTGAGAACGTTCCGGATACGTATCGCAGGATTGCCAACGATAAGAATAGGTATCTTATCGAAATGTGGAAGTATCTTCTGAATGATGGGTTTGTCTTCAACCATATTAGTAAGACGTTGTATAACTTTGCAAGAGACTGCTATCACGGAAAGAATAATTTCTTCACAGAAGCAGGTGTCGGACTAATTGGCTTTATGGCGAGCTTTAATGGCCGATTCTTTGATGGTGGCTATAGCGGACATAATGTTGTCGGCAAGAACGGAAAGGCAAGAGATTACATAAGGGAGCAGATAGAAAACACAATGCGTGATGTGCCTCTTCTCAAAGGTGTTGAGTTCTATAGCGGCAGTTATGATGAACTTGTGATACCGGATAGGAGTATAGTGTATTGCGATTTGCCTTACAAAGCTACAAAAAAGTATGATGTATCAAAGAATTTCGATTACGAAAGATTCTATATATGGTGCATGGAAATGGCTAGGAGAGGTCATAAGGTATTTATCAGCGAATACCAGATGCCCCAAGAGTTCAGATGTGTTTGGGAAAAGGAAGTAACCAATTCCCTTAACCCGAATATTACAAAGAGACCTATTGAAAGGTTGTTTACTATTGATTAGAATGAAGAAATGAAAGGAACTTATTGCTTGGAGGATACGCTTTACAATACAAAGCGTTACTTCACTATGGAGAATGGAGTGGTGTCAGGAACAGAACTTGCACAAGAAGACTTTAACGTGTTCCTTGATCTTGCAAGTCGGCTTGGTTATAATGTAGTGAAATTATGACTAGGCGAGTACACAAGGATTGTCCGTTCACGGCAGAAGAATTGGATGAGTTCAGAGCAGCTTTGTATAATGTGAATACATCTTTTCACTGCTGTAATGCAGCTCCGGTAGACTGGGCGGCAGGATGGCAGCGGAATGATATAAGAAAGACGAGGTAGGATTTCCATAATCGACCAAATACCCACGTGTCAAAGCCGTGTGATGCCCAGCGTGGGGGCGGGATTGTAAACTTAGGAGTCACACGGCTTTATTTTGAAGTTTCATAACTACAAATAGCCTATCGCTAATGGTTGTTCCCTTGGGCAGGGAGATAGTTAATACCGCATCGTAAGATGTGAACACTTAAAATTTGCCGACAACCATTGGCACTTTAATTATAAAACAGGTGAAAGTTCTTGCCGATTTCCTTGCATATATGAAAGAAATTTCGTATCTTTGCAAGTGAATTTCGGTGAGACACACCTTTCAAAAACTGGTTAAAATTTAAGAATATGATTTCATACAAGTACAAGCTATATCGGACGAAGAAGACGAAGCATTTGGATAAGATGCTCCGTGAGGCTTGCTATGTTTGGAATCACGCTCTTGCCTTGCAGAAGAGATATTATAAGCTGTATCACAAGTACATTCCAAGATTTACTATGTATAAGCATTTCTCTAAGTGTTATAAACCAACATTGCTTAATTGTCAAACAGTTAGGGAGGTGTTGGATAGATTGGATATATCTTACAAGCGTTTCTTCAAGCATGATGCGAAGCGTCCACCAAAATTTAAGAAAGCAATAGAATTTGGTTCATTTGCCTTTCAACAAAATGGCTATTCCCTTAGTGGAAACGAGTTTGTGATAAACAAGATAAAGAAGTCATTTAAGTTCTCTCTGAGCCGTCCCTACGATGGCAAGGTCAAGAGGGTGTCGGTCAAGCGAAACAAGTTGGGCGAGTACTTTATCGTCCTTTGCTTAGACAAGCAAGCCGAGTCTTACGGAAAGTCACATGATGGTGCATCCGTGGGCATCGACTTTGGATTGAAGAAGTACATGACTTTGAGCGATGGGCGTGAGATTGATAATCCTCAGTTCCTTAAAACTGACTTGTTGGAGCTTAGACGCAGGTCTCGCAACCTCTCGAAGTGCAAGAAGGGCAGCAATAACCGCAAGCGCAAGAAGCTGGAGTTGGAGCGATTGTATCAAAACATCGTGAACAAGCGTTCCGATTTCCAGTGGAAGATGGCGCATGAGTTGTGCAAGCGTTATGACTTGATTTGCTTGGAGGATTTGAACTTGGAGGGAATGAAGCGTAATTGGGGACGCAAGATGTCTGACTTGGCTCATGGCGATTTCGTTGTGAAGTTGGAACACGTTGCGAAAAAATATGGCGTTCAGGTTCATAAGATTGACCGATTCTTCCCTTCGAGCCGCCTTTGTACTTGTGGTTATAAGAATGATAAGCTGTCATTGAGTGATAGGGTTTGGACTTGTCCTATTTGTGGTGCAGTTCATCCTAGAGACCTCTTTGCAGCTGAGAATATACTTCGGCAGGGCATTGCCGAATTGGGTAGTGGTAGTAAGCCGTCCGAGCAATCGCAAGGGTGCAGCCACGTTAGTCACCCAACAATTCCTTGCAAGTAGCGAGGGAGTATGTCAAACCAGGTCACTGGGGAGGTGTTGACACCAACAAGGGTTTAAATCCCTTGTCATCCACTAATTTTAAAAGGTTAAATTATGAATGAGTATTGTGAGAATTTGATTTCAAATGGAGTTCCTAGCTGGATAGTAGAGGAGGCTTATAAATTTACAATTGAGCCTTTGAAATCAACAGAAGGCTTGGTAGGAATTGATAAGGAAAATAGTGAGCTATATAGAAATGTCATTATCGCAGCCTACATTGAGGGTGCTAGTGCTACATTGGTAAAAGTGCAAAGATATTATGGCGGTGAGGAACATAGTTAGACAATGGAACGAGGCAACAGAAGGATATTCGTACCGCTTTAAAGGTGGAGATATTTTCCTCCGGTTGGTTAAGGCTGAAGGCAGTTATGAATTGCGTAACCCTATAGGTTATGGTGTTCAAGTAGTCAAATGCAAAGACTTGGATGAAGCAGATACAAAAGCCAAGGAAGTGCTAGAAGCGTTTTTTGAAGACAAAGTAAACATAAAAGTTATTTGATTATGGACTTAGAAATGTTGATTGATAAGATAGACTTTAGTCAAGGTGCAAGGCAGATAGCCAAGCAAGCCTTGGAGTTGGGAATGAAATATCAAAAGGAAGGTGCTTGGCATTCGGTTGAAGAATTGCCGGAGTACAACAGACGCATTGTCGGTCTGACTAAGGTTCGTAAGCGTTTCAAGCATCTGAATTTCTTAGGCGAGGAATGGTGGAATAGGTTCACGAAATCAAACGCCATCTATAAATGGGCTTATGTGGATGATTTGATATGATAGTAATCGTAGAAATCCATAATGCTATTTTGTTTTAAAGGTTTGCCCCATCACTATATATAATAATGTAGTGGTGGGGATTTTTTTGTTAACGTCAGCAAATTATTTGTTTGTATCATTATAGAGTGTTAAAAGATATAAGAAATACATTAAATAATTTGCATATTTCAATAATTCTTTGTATCTTTGCATTGTAATTAAGAAACAAGGTTACTAATTTTAAAATGGTGAGACACACCACAAAAACTGTAAGAAGAAAGTGGAAAAGAATAATGTTTATGTAGAGGTGTTGGCAAAGATTGCCAGCCTCATGGGTAGAACAAAGGAGTCTATCCAGATGTCGTCTTCAAATACTCATACGAGTATTACGATGTTTGCCGAAAATAATAGCAAGATTATTGGAAATTGGTATTTTGATGCTTCCGATAGCAAGGAGTTGGTGGATGCTACCTTCAATGGTCTGAAGGCTTTGGTTGAGTCTCTTGAGCACAATAAGAGCAATGACGGACAAGCAGCGTAAGTACATAGAAAGTCTTATCAAGAAAGTGTTTCGTAATGCAGATTCGCAGAGCGAAATACTTTCCAGATTGGATAGGGTTAAGATTTCAAGCCATCAAGCTTCAGTAATGATACATGCATTGAAGTTAGAGTGCAATATCGGTCGCTCCGTTCCGGCATATATGTTAATGGCAAACAATCTAAATTCAAAAATGGATGAGTTCTTTAGTATATTAGGGTACGATGAATGACGTATTCTTTAAGAAGAAAAGAAGTTGATATGAAAAAGGTAATTATGATAATAGCCGTTGCCGCCATTTTGGTAGGTTGCAAAGGTAAGGGTACAAGAGTCCAAATCTCGGATTCTGTTGACAAATTCAAGGTCGAGAAATTGTTTGTCGTGGATAGTATAACAGTATACAGGTTCTATGACCAAGGAAATGCTATCTATTTCACTAACCGGAAAGGTAGGGTAGATGCGACCCATTCCGAGTACAATCCGGTTACTCACACATACAATGACGAGGTTAACGAAACTTTATGTGAAGGAGACTGAAAAATGGAAAAGAGATTAACTAAGGAAGAGTTCCTTAAGGACTTATGGCATCCTGCTAGCGAAATGCCTGATAAAAATAGAACATGCTTGGTAAGAGTTGTTTATCATATCCCAGATTTACAGAGAACTTTTATAACCTTGAAGAAGTATCTGAAGGTAGGTGGGAAGCTAGTTATCATTGATTGCAATAAAGGTCATTATAAGACAAATGTATTTCTTGACAATTTATGGTATAGATTTGTTGGCAATAACAACGAAATCTTTATCAGTAAACAGTATAGAGATTACATTAACGTTTTGATAAAGTTAGGTTTTAAGCAATTATATTATAAATCATTTAAAGAAAAGGAGATTACTAAGTATGAATGCAATTAAGAATCAATTGGAAAAGATGGGCTACGATTATGCAGTAGCAATCGCAACAAAGGCTGAAATTGAGAATGGAGCTGCTTGTGGTCAGCTCGCTATTATTTGTGAGTAAGTAATTAACCACCCTCTCCTTGGCAACAGGGAGAGGGTAAAAAGAAGAGAATATGGACTTAGTAATTACAATATTAGGTTGGATTGCATTAGGTGTTATATCTGCTTATCTGTTAGCAATAGTAGGTAAAATAATCTTTGATGCTGCAACCGCTGATTATAAGTTATACAAGCATGTAAGATTGTGTCGCAAGAGATTGCTAAGACAGCGATATGAAGATTATGCTTGGCTATTATTCCAGTTAGAGAAAGATACGAAAGTTTTCAATCTTACTCATAATACAAGAGATTGGACTTTTGAAGATTGGAGAGAATTTTATCTTAAAAAAGCTAAGGAGGATAAGCTATGACTATAACAATACCAATGTGGCTACTATATGTCGTAGGAGGCATTGTAGCAATCGTATTATTATTTTGTTCGTATGTTGGAATAATTTTTCTGTGGGGTTTTTATGACCCTTTTAAAAAATTTAGAAAATGAACAAAGATAAAGCAATAGTTCACATTAATAATGTTTCCAAGATGATTGGCTCAAAAAGAATAAAATTAAGTGAAGGCACTACAATTTATATTCAAAACGAGTTAGTCTTGGCACTTAAAGAGTTGGAGATTAAAGTTTGATGAAGAAAATTTATATGATTATAAGAATTTTAACTTGTAAGAAAGTTATTCTTATCTCAGAGTTAAGTAAAAATTCCTATAAAGTATCCTTTGGTGGTTTATATGAGATTGAAGCAACTAGGGTTCTTAGAAATATTATTTTAACAAGGAATAGTATGGATAAAGAATTTATAAAAGGTCAGCTTAAAAGTGCTTTGTTTTGGCTCAATACGTCAAATACAAAGAAGAACATCTTGCATGCTAAAGATAGTATAAATATGGCAATTAAAGAGTTGGAGGACTAATATGACAAAGCAAGAAGCAATGGCTTTCGCTATCAGCGTAGGAAAGCCGATAAGGCACAACTCATTCTCAAAAGGTGAGTTTGTTCGATATGAAGGAAAGGAGTTAGTTGATGAAGAAGGAACTATCCTTCCTCAACAAGAGTTTTGGGCTATCCGTTCAGGTGGCTCTTGGGAGAATGGATGGGAAGAATATAATGATAATTGATTATGACAAGAGAAGAATTACAAAATAAACATGGCGATGCTATCTGTGAGTATTGTAACAAGAACATTATCTCAGAATATAACATCGGCATAGGTTGGCTTTGCGAAGGTCAGTATTGTGAGGAAGCACAAGATGGCTACGCAGCAGAAAATAACATAGAGTTGGAGGATTGATTATGATACAAAAACAGACATGGAAGGATGAAATCAGAATTTTAATAACTGATGAAGAAAATCATGGCTCTGTTCAAATATCCATTCCATTATATGTTAGTGATATTTTCGGCAAGGCTGATGCTCTAATATACGCTCTTTGGGTTGATGTTGTTTATAGAAGAAATGGTGTTGCACAACGCCTGTTACAACTCGCAGAACAACAGGCTAAGTTAAATGGGGTGAAGACAATCGGATTGGAATTTGATAAAGATGAATCTGATAGATTTGTTCTAGATTGGTATCTCCGTAGTGGTTATAAATCATTTGATAAGAAAAGTAATTTATTAATTAAAAAAATATAGTATTAGTTATGTCATGGTTAGCAGTAGATAAAGGTGGCTGTGAACATATTTTTGCAGAAAAACCTTGCAGAAATGAAAGTAATACATTATGGATTTGCTCTGTCTTATATTTATATGGGCAGAGGTACGCAAATACCGGTTGCTGTTACCTTCCTAAAGGAAGCATTAAGAAGCTCATCGGAAAAGAATTGTCTTGGAAAGATGAGCCTGTCGAACTTAAAGAAGATTGATATGGAAGAATTATTAAAGGCATTATTGGATGTATATATTCCTGTATTAAATGCTAATTGCAAGAAAACGTTTGCATTCTTAGATGAATACGTTCCTCCACCTACAAGGAAGGAAAGACGTAAACGTGAAAGAGAACTTAAAAAGAAGTTTCCTCTCGATTTGACAAAGTTTATAGAATCACATAGAACTTAAAGAAGAATAGTTATGGAAACATATAGAATAGTAGATATGTATCGTAAAAGCAAGGCTGTTAAAGGCATACATTACGATTCTCAGGATAATCCAATCCTTGCTTATCGTGTAGATAAGAGACATTCATTGTTATTTGGACTTATCCATTATTGGGACTATGGCGCATATAACCTTTGCCCAGACTATTTGTTTTCTTCGATAGATAAAGCAGAAGAAGCTATATTGAAGGTTGATAAAAGTAGAAGAGTAACAATTATTTTATATAAGTAGCTTATGAAAATTAAAGATATTAAGTTCAAGGCTAAACGTCTTGACGGAAAAGGATGGGTTTGCGGATATTTCTACGAAGAGAATGGTAATACATACATCATTGAGAATCGTCAGAAAGAAAGCAAGTTAAACAGAAATCCCACTTATCAGGTTGACCCTTCTACCGTCTGCCAGTTCACAGGGTTGAAAGATAGTGAGGGAAAGGAGATTTGGGAAGGTGATATTCTTCGGGATGTATATTTTGGTCATTTTAAGCACTTTGTTATTTTTGCTAACGGCACATTCTTGGCACAAAAGGAAGGTCAATATATAGGTATTCCTCTTAACAAATGTGTAGATAATTTTGGCAATGTAACTTGCGCAAAAGTTGTCGGCAACAAATTCGATAAAAAGAAGTAGCGTATGAATATAGGAATTTTATATCTTTGTATGAGTTTTATCTACATCCTGCTTATTTGCTTGGATGGAGAAGATGTAAAACCGAAATGGAAACAATGGCTAGCTGACAAACTAGGCATCAAGCCAAAGATAGAGGTTAGATACATAAAGCCACAAGTCGTTAAGCTTCATTCAAGAGTTACAATGTCGAATTTTGAAATGCAATACTATTGCCGTGACAAATCTGGCATGGAGCAATTGAAGAGAAGAGCAATAGAAAGTGTGTACGATGAAATTCTTAAGGGAATGAAGGCAAACGAATTGGTTTCCATTTCGCAATATAATGACATTTATAGTAATAACACTATTTATGAGGGGACATGTGAAATTTATAAAAACAAGTAGTATATGAAGATAAGACAAGCTAAGAAAATCTTGAATATGATGGCGAAAGGAACGGACACACGTTACTTCGATTCAAAATATACATTCAAGAAAGAGAGTAGATTCATTCCTAGATTAAAGAATCTCTATCAGAAAGCAACTATCAGATGGAATAAGGTAAATATGCCGAGTGCCAACGTTAGTTTGTTTCGTTCAATTTTGAGAACTTCAAAGGAATGCAGTCGTTGTAAACATTTCAATGGTATGCTTGCAGGAAGATGTACTAAACTACATAAGTATGTTGAAAGCAGCGATTGGTGTCATGGAACGTTTTTTCATAGAAAGTGAGGTTGATATGAAAATAAGACAAGCTAAGAAGATAATGAAGCAAGTCTATAAGACTAGATATTGGGCATATAGGCAAGGCTATTATTGTGGCAAGAAGGATGCAGGAAAGCTAGCTGGAGACCATCGTTTGTTAAAGGCTATGCGTCTTACAAAGAAGTGGAAAAGCCGCAAGATACGAAACGAAGCGAATAAAATGTTGAAGAAAAATCCGTTAAAACCGAGGGATCTTCAACGTAGTGCTTTAAGATTAATGAGATATGGATGTAGCAAAGCTTAATCAGGAAATTTTAGGCGTAGATTTGGAATACAAAAACGTCTATATTGATGCGGAGAACACAAGAATGATACGTGCCAAATTACCTGATGGGTATTGCGATTTGGTTCGCACAGATGTGTGGAATGGTCGTGTGAATCATCCGGAAGAGCATGATATTGTAAAATATACGGCAATCTCTTGGTATAGAGAAGAATTTGTCGGTGGAGTTGATTTAGGTCGCAACTATATGCATGCTAAATATAAGTTCTTCGAGTTGGTTGTGAATAAAAAATATATTTTGGAAATGAAACATAAGAAAAATGAAAATGCTAGATAATAAGTTAATCATAGATATTCCTAAAGGAATGGAAGTGGATATTGAAAAAAGTGACTTGAAAGCGGGCATTATAGCATTCAAGAAGAGACCCTTCAGCTATGAGGATGTTATATCTACTTTAATAGACCGTGGTCTTAGTCCTGTCGTTGCTAATGTTACTAATAGTAATGTAGAGAAAATTGTTGCATTGGATAAGTTAATGGATATAGCTAAATGTTATAATGGAGATTGGAAACCGGATTGGAATTCTAAAGAATGCAAGCATAATATCATGCGAACCAGCGAATACGGTATTACTTCTAGTAGTGTTTATAACGAAGGTGCTATTTACTTCAAGAACAAAGAAGATGCCCAAGCCGTTATTGATAATCCGAATTTCAGAAGCATTCTTGATGCAATCTATAAGGACTAAGGCTTATGAAGGAAATGTTCTTTAAAAGTGTAAAGTTCCGTGAAGTTCAGCATTTGGCATTCTCGGATGAATATATAACTGCATACGTATCGGTGAACCATGTTCCTAAGATACACCTAAGTGTAAATACACCTCGTGATGAATATGGGTTTGCGAAAGGTAAATCAAAGCGTTACTTTAGAGTGGGGTTTGGAAAATGGCTCACCGAACGAGTGTTTGTTAAGAAATATTTTAGTGAAGAATAAATGAATATAAAAAAGTCAGATATGGGAAATAAGATTAATGTAGCGGAAATCCTAAAGGATAAGCCGCAAGGAACTAAGTTGTACGACTTATTACGCAATATAGACGTAGAGTTAGATAAAGTCAACACAACAGACGTTGGTACTTATATAGAATGTACATCAACTAATGAAGTAGGCAGTACTCTTTTGTTTGATTATTCAAAACTAGGTACAGAAAAATGCTGGCTTGCAGGCTTACGGATTCTCCTTCCTTCTAAGAATATGCGTGACTGGGGCAAATTCGCATGGAAGAAGGGCGATGTGCTTATCAATAGTTGTGGATTTCAGTGCATTTTCAAAGAATGGGCATCTGATGATTATACAAAGTTCAACGGATGCTATTCTAATAGTAGGGATGGTTACGAAGACGTATCAAATGCAGAAACAGCTAAGTTTGTCAAGTTAGATAACAATATTGCCTATGGATATGTCAGAGAGATTGAAAGAAAATTAGGTGGCATACTAAACCTTGAAACTTTGGATATTGAGAAGGCTCAGCCAGAGTACAAGGATGGTGATATACTATGTGTAATTGAAAGTTCTAACAATTATCACTATATACTTATATACGAAGGTCAAGATGATGAACATATTTATCGCTATGTAACAATGCTTGAGAATAATTCTTTAATTATAGAAAAGGGTTCTTATTTTACAAAACCAAAAGACTATTCTATGCGCTATGCCACAGAAGAAGAGAAGCAGCAGCTCTTTGACGCTCTCTCAAAGAAAGACAAGGCTTGGGATGCTGAGAAGAAAATGATTGTTGATTTGAAGAAAAAAGTCGAGCTTAAACCTTTTGATAAGGTTGTAGTAAGATGTAGCGAAGCAGATAGATGGTCTATAGATTTCTTTAGTTATAAAGCACCTAACGGATATATATGTACAGGAGACGCTTGGTTTGGATATTGTCTTCCTTACAATGAGGAGACTGCAAAGTTAATAGGTACAACTAAAAATATGGAGGTTTAAGATATGGACGAAGCTTTTAAGAAGGAACTTATAGAGCATTGTAAAAGGCAAATGCAACGCTTTGAGAGAATGGGAAGAACAGATTCTTTCGCATATAAAGAACATGCTGTTTTACTTAGTTTTCTTGAACGTCCATATTTACCTTTTTAATATAGTAATAGTTATGATAGACATAAAGAAAAAAATCCAAGCCGCCAGAGATTACGCAAGAAAAAGCTATCGTGTAATCAGAAAGGTTAGCAAAAACGGCTTTATGGTTCAAAGAGATAAAAATGCCGATAAGCATTTCTTGGATGGCATTGATTGGGCAGAGAAAGAGATATTCAAAGATTTGATTCATAATGCTAACGAAGTTCCTCAAATTGGCAGAGGAAGGATTCTTGCATACTCAAGAGACTGCGGTTATAGAAATCTTTACAACCTATACGATATGATGTACAAGACTGATTGCGGCACATATCAAGAAATGTGGGAATTAGAAGTTAAAGCTTACTATTTGGATGGTTGGATATACGCAGATGAATTGTTTGACTTAATTATCAAAGGAGGTGATAGCAAATGACCGATGCAGAATTTAATAAGTTTGTGCTTATGCTAGAGAATGAAGCGTTTCGGTTTTCGAGAAGCCAAAACGAATTTAAGGAACATCGAGTAGTGATAGAACAGTCTTTCAAGATAGGAGGGATGTTCATCCTTCGAGAGTTGGAAAAGTATTTTAATCAAAAGAAGTAAGCGTATGATATTATATGAGAATCAATGTTTTGAGCTTTTAAAAGCTTTGTGTTATAGTGTCCCACAGAATCCAAATGTCGGTAGGTTTGAGATTGCAAACGTGATACTTGACACATTACAAAAAATAAAAGATGCGGATTAACAGCTTTCGGGCACAAATTTAAAGATAATGACAAAGGAAGAAATATTGGAAAAGGCATCTGATTTTGAGGATGAAGATGAGTTTGTGAAGTGTGATAGATTGCCGTTCACTGAAGAATTGTGGCTTTTACATCAGCTAGTGCATATCGGCTTGTCTTGCACCTATACAGGTCGTGGCTATATAATTGAGAAACTTAAAGATTAGTAAAATGGAAGCGAATGATTATTTGAAGGCTATGCAAGCTATGGACGAATTGGATAGACTTGTAACTAGTGTTTATCCGGATAAGTTCAAGTTGGTCTGCAAGAAGCATGGAATAGATGAATGCGAGGCGATGAACATGTATTCGTACTTGCAAAAGATGCATAAAGGTCAGTCTTGGTTAGTTAGATACAAGCCATTGGAATATCTAGAGCGTGTGTTAACACTAGCCAAAGAAGCTTATGCGTCTTACATGAACAACGGCTTGATTCTAAGTATGGTCAATTTTGGTGATAAGTATACAAGAATACTTGTAATATTTGAGAAAGATGGCGTAAGAAGCCAACAAGAATTTGACCTTAGAGAGCAAAGAACATATGTTGATATAGCGGACTTTATTGGAAATGGTTACTCCATCGTATCTGTTATCCGTCAGTCTGACAATGTTGATAGCGAAAAGTTTGTTGGAGAAAAGGATGAACGAAGTCATAGTATTCCTATTTACGATGGTGATGTAATGCTTTGTTACGTGAATAAACCGGAATTTTGGAGTTCAGATTGGCGTAATAGCGGACTTTATATTTGTGAGAGCGGCTCATATCATAGATTGCTATACACCCCGAATAAGGGGTACGTAAGACATGGAGAGCCTGATGTAGATGAAGACTTCACACTTGATATTGGGGAAGAATCCTTCAGTAGTTATGTTATGACTTTAACCCAGTCTTGGTATAAGTTGGGTAATGTTCATGCAGGTATAGGCTTTTTGAAGGAGAAAGAATAGAAGTGTTAAAGGAGAGGAATATCATTTCCCCTCCTTTGCCTTAATCTCCAGCTCGATAGGCTTGCCGCAATGGGGGCAGATGATAGCCGGAGATTGCGGAACGGATGGCTGCTCTGGTTGTAGTTCCTTTGGTGTCTCCTTGTAGAATAGCCTCCAATAGGCACATCTAATATTTCGGCAATACGTACCAATGCTTCAAACGATGGGTTCGCTTTATTAAAAGTCCTAAAATCAAGTATAAGTATTGTTATTATTTAAGCAAATCTTTTGTTATCTAAAGAATTTTTCTTATCTTTGCATACATAAAGTGAGTCACACAAAAAACTGAAAAATTATGGAAATTGACAAAAACAAAGTGTATTATTCAAAGGAAGGCTTTGCCTTTCATGTAGTGAAGTATAATGCAAAAAGTAATTATTGTGTATGCTTTGCTTACGAGCAAGGGTTTATGCAAAGTATTCTGATAACCGAGTTAGATAATTTCCCATCTTTTAAGCTGTATGGAAAAGCTTATTTCGATGTAAATGTGATAGAAGAATATGATAAGAAAAGAAAGTCTTTGGCATTTAGAACATGGAGTAGTATATTACACCGAGTTGGGGAATTTAGTTATAAAAATGTTGATGTTTGTAAGGAATGGTTATTATTCTCACGTTTTGAGATTTTTCATAATAAATGGTATAAAAAAGGATTTGTGATAGATAAAGATTTACTATCTGGAGAGGATAAGATTTATTCTCCTAATACTTGCACTTACATGCCGGGTTATTTAAACAATTCTATTAGTTCAGAATTTAATAACCATCTTTATTCTTTTAGTTACTCGAAAGGTCAATATAGTTTTGTTATAGCGGAAGTAAAGACAAGAGTTTGGGCAAAGACTTTAAAGGACATAATTCATAAGTTTGCTGTATACAGGTGTATGCGTGTGCGGACTTATTATAATACTTGTTGTAAAGACTTACGTCCAGAGGCAAGGGAAAAAATTAATAAGGTGTATCAAGTGGAATATTTGGAGAGGCACATAAAGGAACACTTAAAGGAGGATTAATCCTCCTTAAGTTGATTCCCATATTAATAGGTCTACCCCAAAGAAGACAAGCTAACTTGGTTGGCACTATTTCATATTTGAAGAAGTTTCCAGCTTATCAACAATAGAACGAAGTTCTTGCAAGGAAGACGCTACAAATGTATCTCCATTTTCTGAGCGGACAAATGCACAGAAGTTAAACCTAGGTGAACACTCGTAGTAGATGTCTTCTGGGTCAACAAACAATTGCCAAGTTGGAACACCAAGAAGTTGTGCCATTTCTTCCAACCTCGCTTTTGTAGGGTTGCCATTGATAATGTTAGGGATACTTTGCTTGGTTATCCCTAACATCTTAGCAAAAGTAGTCTTTGTGATGCCTTTTTGCTTTAATATTTCTTCTAGTCTATACATATTATATATATATTAAATGATTGTACGAACTTATTCGTTTGCAAAGGTACGATTAAATTACGAAAGTAAGAAGAAAATATTACTAATAAATGTGAATAAACATGATGGTTTGAATATATTCGTACTAACGAAGGTTAAATATAAGAAGATTTTCATACTTTCTCTTGGTAATATGAGAAGATATTCGTACCTTTGCAATGTCTTTAAGAGATAAAGGCTTTAAAGTTTAACTATTAATTGCTGTTATGCAGCCGAGTCGGCACTCGTAAAACGGTATAGTGATTATGGCTACTACATTAAGAAATACATTGAGTGAGGTAATGAAGCTTGCTTGGCAGTTCATCAAGAAGAACGGCTATACAATGAGCGAGGCTTTAAAGGTTGCTTGGATGAACATCAAGCTGAAGGGTCAGATGAAGAAGCGCATCGTGAAGTTCTACTTTCAGAAGGTTGATGGCAGCTTGCGTGAGGCATTCGGCACATTGAGCGAGAAGGTTATCCCAGCTACACAGGGTGCAGGTCGCAAGATGAATGACACTTGTCAAGTGTACTTCGATACCGAGAAAGAAGAATGGCGTTGCTTCAAGAAGGCAAACCTTATGAGAGTTGCATAACAGATTTCTAACGATTTAAAAAGAAACTAGATATGAGCGCAAAGATTATCGTGATGCAAGGCAACATGGTTGCAACCATCGAAGAGACGAACAAGGACGCATTTCTCAAGCGTGGAGAGTATAAAGAGACCGAGCTAGACAAACGCAAGCGTGAGGTTGATTTCTTGATTACAAGCATCGCAAACCGCTACGAAGTGACATTCAATCACAAGGTAGAGCTGAAAGAAAGCCGAAGCATCAAGAAAAGCGAGTATTTCGATAACATCTACTACGTTACCGAGAACGCATTGAACAAGCTGAAAAAGCAATACTCATACGAGTGTGACTTGTAATAGATTTCGTGAGGCACACGCTAAACTGCACCGGACTTTGAACATTAAATATTTAAGAGATATGGATAAGAATTTGAAGGATGCTCTTTATGTTGAGCATAATGGCAGGATTGGTGTTTTAAGCTCAGATGAGAATAAGGTGGTATCGCAGGTTATCGGCACGGATTTGACGCTTGTGTACGACAAGAAAGAGGGTAATACGTACCTTTTGATACCACTAACCCGAAACCATAAGTTCGAATGCAAAAGTAGCCACATTATCGTGGATGGCAAGCGGTTCGATTCTGACATCTTTTTCCGCAAGGATGCTTGCCAATGGATTGAGATTGACAAAGAAACGTTATCTAAGGTAGCGTAAGAAATAATGATGTTTAAGCTATGAAAGTATATGTAGTAATTTCTTCATACCAACATGGATTGGGTGAAGCAGTGGAGGTTGATGCAGAAGTCTTCTCTACCATAGATAAGGCAAGAAAAGCGATAAGACACAAAGGGATGAACACTTTGGAGAATTACAAGCGAGTTTTGAATTGCGATGATTATCTATACAATATCTCAGATTCTTTCTTTCATATCTCAGACAGCGAAGGAGAGACGTGGGATAATTTCGATGTTGTAGAACGAGAAGTAAAGTAATAAGACTATGGATATTAAGATTATCAAAGACATCTTAGATGATGCAAAGGAGTGCGGTTGCATTGCTGGTATTTCACTCTCTAATGGGCAGTTAACTCATGCAAACTTTAGCAAATCAAAGTTATTTGATTTTACTGCCGATGTTCTTTATAACAAAAAAAAGCATTTGATAACTATACTTGCTGAGAACGGAAACAGAGATTACATTGATAGTGACACTATCATACGTATCTTTATTAGAGAAGGTGTTTAACAATTAATTATAGGAGAATATGGATGCAGGTCATGTGAATGTGATATTAGGCGAAGCCGAGGACAAAGGTCTTAGAGGAAATATCAACTTGGTAGGTGGAGCAAAAATAAGTTTTGACTTCAATGGTATTGGTATTGAAACATCTTTCAATTGCAATACAAAGAACAGAACACTTATGATTGGAAGTGGAAGTACAGTAGTGTTTACACGTAAATATATTGATTGTAGCTCTATCCAGTATATTGAAGTGTTTGAACGTACAAAATAATTATAGGAGATAAGAATATGGATATATTAGATTATTATGAGGTTATAACTTCAAAGATTTTCAAGTTGGAAAGCATGAACGAGGGGCTTGTATTGATAGCACCGGAGCAGGAGGTAGATGGAGTCCGTTCCTTGATGGTGGGATTATATGTTCCTGAGCATGAACGATACAAGATGTACACTTTCCGTTCCTCTATGAATGAGGGTGAACTAAGTGACAAGTACAAGGCAATGGTCTGCACGATGGATGTTCTTAAACCGGATTGGGATAGAATAAGAAAGAAAAGACGGAAGAGGTTCTAACCTCTTACCGCCTTAAGTACAGAAGAAACATACTTGATGGTTATTTATCTGAATACATCAAGCAAAAGTGTGTTGAAATATCAGAGAATGCAAATTATTTCAAGATTATTTTTAGAAAAGATGAAAATAAATTAGAGTTTTCTTGCATTTCTCGAAGGTTTTTATTACCTTTGCGAATGTAAACAACAAAACAATGAGCTTATGAAAGTATTATCTATTCGCCAGCCGTATGCTTGGTTAATCGCTATCGGCTGCAAGACCATTGAAAACAGAACCTGGAATAGAAAGTTCCGTGGTCGTTTCCTTATTCATGCAAGCCAAGCCAAACCCGAAAAACTTGACGGATGGCAGGAGAGCGCAATGAAGAAATATTGCCAAGAGCATGGTATTGTTATTCCAGACTTCAAAGACTTACCAACGTCAGCCATTATCGGCAGTGTAGAATTGGATGATATTCAATTTCATGAGGCTTATCCGGATGCGTTTGCTGAAGATTTCCAATATCATTGGTTCTTGAAGAATGCTAAATTGTTCGATGAGCCGATTAGAAACGTCAAAGGCAAGTTATTCCTCTGGGATTATGAGTACAATGAAGCCGAAAAGTAAAATAACAATACTTATGTAATAAAAATACAAGTCGTTGGAAATTAGCGCAAAAGTGCTTGTGGGTCTAAGAGGTAAATAAGGAAATAATATAAACATATTGTAAAATATTGAAGTTATGAAGAAGAAATTGATTATTGCCATCATCGCAGCTATCGTTGTGCTAGGTGGCGGCATTGGTGGCTATGTGTATCATTCTAACCAAGTTAAGGCAGAAAAAATGGCTAATTACAAGAAGGCGTTGTCTGATTATCGCTTCAATAGCAACAGATTAATATATTCTTTGGATTTCGTAGTAACGGATTTTATAATCAATTGGAACTCGGCTATAACGAATAAAAAGGCTATGAACACAAAGAACGAAATCGTTCCTTGCTCCGATTTCGAGGATGCCGTTTCTTTTCGATATGCCTTCTATGATAAGTATGGCGCATATAAGATTTTAGATAGCGTATATGTCTCATTAGGAAAACATTTGGAAAAGATGCGTGTAAATGCTAATGAAGAACAGCAAAAAATCGTAGAAACCTGTAGTAATGAATACAGGGAGTTGAATAATGCTATTGTTCTTGTGAAAAAGCCTTATGGCGCATTGGTGCAATATTCTAAACAGAAAGGAGACTTATTCTTTAAACTTTATGCTTTTGATAGCGAATTGGCTAAAGTTTCTCCATTGGAAGAAGATAAGGGCGATGAGAGAACAAAAGCAATGAATATGGAATTATACGGAACGCATTTGTTTGTTACGGCAGACTTTGACAAAGAACCGCAAAAGGCAAAAAAGCAAAGTTATACGTTTAGTAACATCACTACAAATTGGATTTATTTAAAATGATGGTTCTATTTTAATATAGCGTAATCTTTAAAATAGGTTTCTAAAAGAAAATAAAGTTCAAAAGAATAAAGAAATACACTAAATAGTTTGCGTGTTTCAGAAATTATGCTTACCTTTGCAAACGAAATCAGAAATGGTTTTGTAGCTTCAATATTGCATTCTCTACATTAGCGATATTGGTAGCTACGTTTATACATAAGGCAATAGCTTTATAAGCTAGAAGTCATTAAATGAAGTGCAGTGTACAACAGAAAAGTGGTGTGAAGTGTAGTGGAGTGCGGTGAAGTCTAGTGTAGTAGGGTAAAGTGCAGTATGGTATAGTACAGTATAGTGAGCCATCCTTCGGGGTGGCTCTTTTTTGTTAACTGTGGTTAATATAACAAAAATGTTACCATGAAATTTGGCTATATAACAAAAAAGTTATATCTTTGCAATGTCTTAAGGACAAAAGAGTTCTTGTAACAATGAAGAAAAGCGAATTGATTAAGAGACTGAGAGAAGCGGGATGCTTCCTGTCTCGACAAGGTTCGGGACATGAAAAATGGACTAATCCTAAAACGGGAAAGTCTCAATTCGTGCCAAGACACGCTAGAGAGGTCGCCACAGGCACCGCTCATAGTATTCTAAGAGAATTGGTTGGGGAGTAATCCCCACCTTTCTCTCTTCATTGCTTAAAGGACTCTTTTTTTTTTGTTAAGAAGATAAACGAATATATATATGAAGAAGATTAAAGTTATTGTAGAACAAGCCAAGGATGGGTCTTTTTGGTGTCATACCGAAGATGGAATAGGTAAGGTTGGCTTAAACTCTTGTGGAGAAACTGTTGCCGCTGCGAAGCAAGATTTAATGGATTGTTTGGCGTTGGCAAAAGTGGATGCAAAAGAGAATGGAGAAGTGTTTCCTGACGTTGAATTTGAATACAAGTATGACTTGCAATCTTTCTTTAATTATTTCTCTTTCCTCAATGTGTCAGAGATTGCAAAACGAGCAGGTGTCAATCCTTCATTGATGCGTCAATATAGTAAAGGCATAAAGCAAGCTGGCGAGAAAACTTATGAACGTTTGGCGCATTGTATGAATGAAATAAAAAAAGATTTGGTAGCCGCTACCTTTTAGGCGTGTGGCTTCATTGTTGCAATAGATAAAGAACTCAGAGCCTTCTGCATGTGAATGTGGAAGGCTTTTTTGTGTCTAGACCTTATTTTCTGCACTTAAATCTTTAGTGAAATAGCACACCTTTATTCTTTCGTTATTCCTTTGATTATTAGCTAATTTTGCCAATAAAACATAAAATATGGCAGAATTAAGATTCGATGTCAAAGCGAATTTCGAGGAGGTTACGAAACTTCGTTCCGAGTGTGAAAAGTTGAGGGCTGAGTTATTGAAGACCAATAAGTCTACCGACCCAGCTATTGTTGCGGATTTGACGGAAAAATATGCGGATGCTAGCAATCGCTTAAAGGACTTGACACAAGCTGCTTCAAGAGCCGCTTACGTGATGTCTTCCGAGTTTAATAAGAAGATGCAAGCAGCCGCAAGGGAAGTTTATAGCTATGAACTTCAAATGCAAGCTACCAAAGACCGAATAGAGAAAATCCAACAGCAAATCACGAACAAGAGATTAACTCTTGGAGTTACAACGGATAAGTCATCCATAGATTCTTTACAGAAGAATATTGACTATTTAAAAGGCTCTTTGGCAGGTCAAACAGCTCAGTTGAAGAACTTAGAAGGGGGTGCTGTCGGTGCTCGTCAGACCTTGGAGAATATGCGGAATGAGTATGTTTTGTATGCAGGTTCAGCAAATCCGGCAAAAGAGGCAACAAATATGTTGACCGATAGCATGAGCCAAATGATAGAACGTATGAAGTCAGCTCCGACTGCTGGAGAAGGAATGACTAGTTTGTTCCAAAGAGTTACTGGCGATGCTCACATGCTTTCGGCAACATTACTTGGTGGCTTAGGATTTGAACAACTGGCAGGTAGTATCTTTAATACTCGTTCCCAATTCCAGCAACTTGAAATATCTTTCAATACCATGCTTGGTAGTGCGGATAAGTCTAAGCAATTGATGGACGAACTTATCCAAACGGCAGCTCATACACCTTTCGATATGTCCAGCATTACGGGTGGCGCAAAACAACTTTTGGCATACGGAACGGAAGCGAAAGATGTTAACAAAACCCTTGTCCAGCTTGGTGACATTGCTTCGGGCTTGAACATTCCGCTTGGAGAACTTGTTTATCTTTATGGAACGACCGTTTCGCAAGGAAGAATGTTCACAATGGATTTGCGTCAGTTCATGGGTAGAGGTGTCCCATTAGCAGAAGAATTGGGTAAAATCTTACACCAAAACACAACGGAGGTTCAAGAGTCTGTTTCCAAGGGTAAAGTGACATCAGACATCTTCAAGGAAGCTATCGCCAACATGACGCAAGCAGGTGGACGCTTCGGAGGCTTGATGGAGCAACAATCAAAGACATTGGAGGGTCAGTGGAGTAACATTGGCGATTCCATCCAGCAAGCGTTCAACGAAATCGGCAAAAAATCCGAGGGCGTGTTCTCTAGTGGATTGTCAATTATTTCTGCTATGGTAGAGAATTGGCAAGAGGTAATAAAAGTTATTGGTGTAGCTACAATAGCTGTTGGTTCTTATCGTGCATCGTTAATGGCGGCTGCTTCTATTCGCAAAGCTGAGGAAGCGCAACAAGCCGATGATATGATGAAGGGAATTGATGCAGAAATCAAGCGTTTGCAAGACCTAGAGAACTCAAACTACAAGTCGCTGGGTAAGGACAAAAAGCAAGAGCGAGTAAGCAAACAACAAGACTTGGCAAGTATTGTTGGAGATACTGCTGTGTCCGATGACTTTGTAAAGGCAAGGTTAGATGCAGCCGAGCAAGAGGGCGTTATTTCGGCACAAATGCGTTCCCAACTAGAGACGAAACGTGAACTTTTACAGGCTCAGCAACAAGCAACAGCACAAAGCCAGATAGAACTTGATGAAGAAAAAAGAAAGACCGAGGAACTTCGTCAACAAAAAATAGAGTCTCTTAAAGATGATTTGAAGACTACTACGGAGAAAATATCAAATCTTGATGATAGGGATGTAGAGTTGGCTAGACAATATACATCAGCTTTGAATGATTTACAAGATGCCCAAGATGCCTTTGCTGAGGCTCAAAAATTGGTTGAGGAAACTGCTGGTGGCGCAAACTTGGCTTTTGATGCAGAGGGTAATGCCGTGAATGCGCTAGAAGCAAAAGAACGTTTGGAAACGGCAACAAAACAAGTGAATGCTGCTCAAACAAAGATTTCGACCATTGAAAGCGAACGTAAGACGATTGCTCAAACAAAGGAGAATTTAAGTAAGCAACAGGCTACGATACAAAATAATATTAACACTGTTTCTCAAGCTTCCAATACCACTGCAAAGAAAGCTGGGATATTGGCGACAACAACAGCCACTATCAAAAATGCGCTTTATGCAGCAGGTACAAAATATACGACTACGGTAGTTAATCTTTTTTCTAGTGCGGTAAGAAGTAGTGGAAATGCCTTGAAGAGTTTATGGGCGGCAATGGCTGCTAATCCGATAGGTGCATTGATAACACTGGGAACAACTTTGTATTCTGTATTTTCTATGTTTGGAGACGAGACTGAAGAAATTTCGGCAGATACAACACATTTTGGGGAAACAACAAGTTTGACCAGTAAAAAGGTTGAGACATTGATGAATGTGTTGAGAAATACGAATGAAAGTACTGATGCACATAAAAAAGCAAAAGATGAACTTATTGGGGTATATGAACAATATGGAATAAAATGCGACAATGAAAAGGATAATTTGGAAACGTTGAAAAATAAGCATGACGCTTTTATTGCTTCTTTACAATTAGAAAATGCTGAACGAGAAAAAGCTAACGCTTTGATGTCTATATCTTCTCAATATGAGGAAGCAAGGAAAAACCTAGATAAGGATTTTTCTGATTCACTAGGTGGTAGTTGGCTTGATTTCGGACAACATATTGATAAAGAAGACATATCAGCTGTACAGATGATGTTTAATTCACTTGTTTCTGATGATGCGTTGACTAAGATAGACTCTTTAAGGCAGAAAATGGATTCCGCAAAGAAAGGAACATTGGAATATGCTAATGCCGCACAAGAATACGATGCTGCTCTTCGCAACCTGTTAGTTCCTTTTGAGGAATGGGGTAAGAAGATGGGGTACAATAGTTTCGTGATGGCAAGTTTGCGAAGTTCGATATTAAAGCATATAGATAGTATAAACTCTTTGAATGAAAGTTACAAAAAGGCAGAGGACGCAATATATAAAGGAAGCACAGCGACTGTTGATTGGAATAACTCCCAAGCAAAGGCTCGTTGGATAGTAAACAAGAACAAGCAATCAATCCAAGAATTGGTAGAGCAAACTGATAATCTTATCAATTTATGGAATAAAGAATATGGGTTGAATTTAAAAATTCATTATGATGATTCGGAAATTCCAAATTGGATGAAATCTATGACAACGAAGGAGTTGCGAAATTTAATTTCAAGGAGAGAGGCGGATATTTTACAACAGGAAAATCACGAAAAGAAAACTGGGCATAAGTTGGTAACACGTTCAGGAGGTAAGTTTAGGTCAAGAACGGAAAACCAAACGGATGTCGCAATGGCGAAATCTATAATTCAATCACGTATACCAAAGAGTAGTACAACAACAAAATCAAATACAGCCCATACTACTCCAAAGAAAACAGGTACAACGGATGACCCACAAGCAAGAGCGTATGAACGCAAGAAGGCTGAGGAGGACTATTCCAAGTCTATTTCATCCTATTCGGAGAAAGCTATCCAAGATATGACCAAGAATCGCATCAATGCGATGAATGAGGGTTATAGCAAGGAATTGGCTCAGATTACCGAGAATGCCGACAAGGAGAAAAAAGCGGTAGAAGATGGTATAGACAAATTGGTTGAGGCTAGGAAAAAGCGTGACCAAGCTGTTTGGGTTAATTCCGGCAAGGGTCGTAAGGCTAACATGTGGAAGCAGAGCAAAACCGATGAAGAGTATAAGAATGAGGTTTTGAACGAGACCATGAAGGATAGCAAGGGTAATCCGGTTAAGGTAAATGGCATGAATATGACCATAGGCATGAATGTTGCTAATCAGATGAATGCAATTCGGGATAAGGCTGTAAAGCAGAATGAGGATGTGCTTGCTAAAGAAGCGCAAAGCATGTACGATTATCTGAAGACTTATGGCACATTCCAGGAGCAGAAGTTAGCTATTGCTGCCGATTATGCTAAGAGGATTAGCGAGGTTGAAAACTCTACGGATTCGGACTCAAGCAAGCAATGGAAGATAAAGTCTTTGAAAGAAGAGCAGAAGAAAGAGACGGATTCGGTTGAGGCTAGTGCTATTATGCAGAAGATAGACTGGTATCAAGTCTTCGGAAATGTTGGTGGCATTATGAAAGATGCGCTTGTTCCTTTATTGGCAGATCTGGATAAGTTCGTAGGTACGGATAAGTTCCAAAATTTGGGTGCAGACCAGCAGAAGAGTATCGTTGATGCTATGCAGAATATCCGTAATTCGATTGGCAATACAAGTGATTTAGGTTGGAAAGACCTTGCAAGGGATGTTGTAGCTTATCAGGATGCTCTGAAGAATGCGAAAATTGCACAAGAGGAATACACGAAAACGGAAACTTTGCTTATACCTCGTATTAAGGTTTTGCAAGAACAGATTGAGAATGCGAAAAAGTCGGGCAATGTTGCAGAGCAAACAAGGCTACAAGAAGAATTGAATAAAGTACAAGGTCAGTTAGCGGAGTCCGGAAAGAAGATTGTTACGGCTAACACAAAAGTTCGTACTAGTGGTCAGAAGTTGGCTCAAACGACACAGAATGTGACACAACCGATTTCTGCTATCCATGAGTTCCTTTCTACTTCTGGACTATCCGATTTGGCATCTCTTTGGGATAGTTTTGACCAACTTAAAGGTGGAATTGACGGATTGAAAGCTTTAAAGGAGGCTAAAAATGCGGCTGACGGACTGAAGGATATGGGTAAGGAAGCCGCAGATGCTGCCGCAGATGCTGGCAAGAAAGCTGGTGATGCACTAAGTGAAGGATTGTCAAAAGCTGGACTAATAGGTCAAATCGTATCTGCCATCTTGAAGATACTTGATGTTTTGAAAGATGGTATTGGAACATTGATTAGTAGCTTGATTGATACAGTTCTGAATGCGGTCAACGGCATATTAAAGAATATTCTAAGTGGCGATTTTATAACTCAGATTGGAGGGTCTTTGGTAAGCGGCATTGGTAATATTCTCAATACAATCTCGTTTGGTGGCTTCAATAGTTTGTTTGGAGTAGGTGGAAACGCAAAAGAAGTAAACCGGACTATAGACAAATTGACGGCTAGGAATGAAATCTTGACGGATGCAATAGACAGATTACGTGACGCTATAGACAAGACTAGTGGTATCAAAGCCGTAGAAGACTCAGAAAAAGCTGAAAAACTTCAAAAGGAAAAAGAGCAAAACCTAAAGGACATCATGGTGGCGCAAATGGGTTATCATGGCTCTCATGGAAGTTTTAACCGTTATTTCCGAGGATTTTCGCAAGAGCAAATCAATAAGGTGTCTGAAGCGATAGGTAGACAATGGAATGGAAACCTAAGCGACATACGGTCTGCTGATGAAGCTAATGCGTTGTTGCAAAATCCTGATATTGTTAACAAGATTCAGAACACTGGTAAGGGAAATTATGGAGGAAGAGTCCTCGAAAAGTTGAAAGATTATGCGGCTGAGGCAGGAACATTAGAGGATATTGCTGATGACCTTGCAGAAAGCTTGACGCAAATATCTTTTGATAGTTTGAAGAGCGAGTTCATAGATACTTTGATGGATATGAATTCCTCTGCTCAGGACTTCTCTGATAATTTCTCCAAGATGCTTATGCAAGCCGTTCTGAAAGCTAAGGTAGATGATTTGTTGGGTAATGATATGCAAGCATTCTATGATGAGTGGACGGAGCGAGCTAAGGCAAATGGTGGCAAATTGTCTCAGACGGATATTAATGAATTGAAGGGAAGGTACGATGAAATGGTTCAAGAAGGACTGAAGATTAGAGATGAAGTAGCCGAAATAACTGGTTACAAGCAATCTTACGAGCAGTCTGCGTCTTCCGGTTCTTTTGAATCAATGAGCCAAGATACTGGAGAAGAGTTGAATGGTCGTTTCACTGCGGTACAAATTGCAACAGAGGGAACGTATGAGGAAACAAAGCTCATAAATACCAAGTTGGATGCTATTGCGGCTCGTGATGGTGGCGCAGAGAGTAGCTTACTAACAGCTAGCGTGAATACTATAATGGGTAATGTAGGTAACATTTGGTTAGCTGTTGATGAGGGTAGGACTATCCTCGCACAAAGCTTAATGTACTTGCAGTCGATTGATGAGCGACAAGAGCGTTGGCATAAGCCTATGTTGCAAGCATTCAATGATATACACGAATTGAAAGATAAGATGAGTAGATTGTAAACTTAATTTGTGCCATGTTAAAGTAAGAGGGGAATGCGTGATGCACTCTCCTCTTTTTGGGGGTGAAAGTTTTTGTTTTTCACAATATAGATAAGTGTTGTTAAACTGAGTGTTAATTTTTGGTAGAGTGGAAAATAATAGTTATCTTTGTGGTCGAATTTCAAAACTTATAAGGACATGAAGATATTAGAACCGAGATATGAAATCCTATCCCAAGGTGAGGGCATGGATGGAGTTTATAAACAGATAGAGTTGTGCGGTCGTACATGTTATGCGTCAAGTATGAAGATTGATAAAGACAGCGCAAAGCCTTTCGTTGAGCGTATGGTAGGCAGTAATCATCTTGCCATGTGTGAGCATGGAACGATTTACCTCCATGTTGCCTATGAAGAAGGATTTTTTGTACCGGAGTCTTTATTGGTCAAGCACTATCGTGAGAACAAATATTCAAAGGTGATGCAGATTGGCAGTGACTACTATATCACAACCAACTACAGAGTGATAGTTGAAAATAACTGGTTTGAGGATTTGGACTATATTTGCGAGCCTACGGAATGGCATGAGAAGCGAATAACAGTCCGTTTTACTACTCAGATTGCGGTAAGTAGAGAGGCTAACAGACATCGTGTAGATTCCGTAGCGGAACAAAGCACCCGATATTGCAACTATAGTAAAGATAAGTTCGGAGGCGAGATTGCTATCAACAAGCCAAAGTGGGTTAGCGAAAATGATGCGGTTAATCCATTGTCTTTTGATGGTGGAACATTTGTTGACCTATCAAAGAACATCGGTAGTTATGAACATTGGAGTCCGGTAGAAAAATGGTGGTTTGCAAATAGAGTATGCGAAATGATGTATTTGTCTTTGGTCAAGGATGATGGTCTTAAGCCACAGGATGCGAGAACAATACTTCCTCTTGATACCAACACGGAGTTGATTCATACCGCATTTGTAAGCGATTGGAAGCATTTCTTCGAGCTGAGAAGCCTTGGTACGACCGGAAAGCCTCATCCAGATATTGAGGTCTTGGCAACACCATTGATGAATGAGTTCAAGGAACGAGGTTTGATTTAATCGCTTATGAAGAAGAAAGCCAAGCAAATAGCCAAGGTGATGAGCAATGACGCTTTGGAGGTTGTTGCTCAGATGATTGTTGATGAGGCTAAAGGTGTGCGCTATGAAGTGTATGCTGATGGCTCTAGTAAGAACAACAAGTGTGGTTGCGGTTGGCTTGTGCTTCATAAGGGAGCGATTATCAATAGTGGGAAATATACATTTATCACAGCCAAAGTGAACGATTCGGTGAGAGCCGAAATAAGGGCGGTCATTCAAGCATTGGGTGATTGCCCTCCTTTGTGTTCTGTTGATGTATATGTGGATTGCCAAGTGGCTATAGAGAGAATACAGGCTTGCAAGTTAGGAGACTTACAGCCTATATATAATAAGGTAGCGAAAGGCAAGGTGATAAGATACCATTGGGTTAAGGCTCATAGAGGTAATATGTATAACGAAATGGTGGATTCTTTGGCTTTTTCTGCTACAGAAAGTTAATTTCGTGCCCACATATATAATAAGCGTTAAAATATAAAAGAAATACATTAAATAATTTGCATATTTCGATAATTCTTTGTATCTTTGCAATGTAATTAAGAAACAAGGTTACTAATTAAAAAGGTGAGACACACCGTAAAAACTGTGATTCGTTATGAATACTAGATTGAGTAAGAAAGAGACAATGGTTTATGGCAACATCGAAGTGATGGCTGATGTAATTGGTGGTAACAAGTACTTTACATTTGCTGAGTTGTATGATTTCGATTTGAATAATACCAAGGATGAGTTGAAAGAAATTTTAAACTCTTTGACTGAGAAAGGTTACTTGAAGAGTTTTCACGATTTCGACGAAACTTATCGAGTTTTAAAGTAAGAATAACAAAGGGGATATAAAATCCCCTTACAATATAAATTTAGAGCGTGAGACACACGTAAAACTGTATTGAAACAATGAAAAAGGTATTCACAATTGAGAATGCGTTAGCGTTTTTATTTGCTCTTGAAATAGTATCATTAATTTATTTTCTTGGATAGGGCTTATGCAGATTAAGTTTGGTAAGATAAAGTTTACTGCGGCTAAGTCCGAAAAAGGATGCCGCTTTGATGCTTGCTACAAAGGGGAGTATGTGGCTTTTGAGAGTGAAGATATGTCTTTGTATGATGATGTTTTTTCTGATAATAACAGAAGAGCAAAGGCTGCAAAGAGGGTGATTTACGAGAACATAAAGCATAAGTATTATGAGAACCATAGAGATTAGCGATTTCAACGCTGCTGATGAATTTATCGTAGAGGCAATGCTGCATGATGGCAAATTCAAGGTAATCGGCAAGGTTATTACGGACAACAATCTTCTGAATGATGATGATTTGGAAACCATTTGGGATTATGCCAACTGGGAGACGAACGGCTATGAAAAGATGGTTGTCTCTAATGGAGTGTACAAAGGCTTGAAAGCATTCAGCGATGGGCGTTTGTTCTATGTTATCACAGATGATGAGATTGGAGTGGTAAACGACAACATTATGGTACGTAAGCATTACGATGTCAACAATGGCTATTATATAAAGTCATCAAGGTTACACAAGGAGCAATCCAAGGATTTGTGGTGCTTTGGTAGTTGCGAGGCCATAACTAACGAATATAAGTCAAACATTTTACATGAAGTACTTTATGGCAAAGATGAACCATATAAAGCCTACCTTCCTTGAAGGCGGTGAAGTCTGGCATGATATTGATAAGTTCCCGATGCTAGACCATACAATTCTAGTAGAGTTGCAAGTAAAAGGCTCAGACGGATTGATTTACCGGACGCAAGATGTATGTGTTGAGCGTGCGGATAGGTTCGTACCTACGATGTCTTTTGTTCCTAAGCGTTGGGCGTACGCAATAGACTTAGCTCAATGTAAGCAACTTGAAGGATAAAAACAAAATACAAAATTAAGAATTAGCATATGGAAGAATCAAGAGGTGTTTACACATTACCTGTCTTGTATAATGAACAAAGTGGTAGAAATGAAGGTGTATGTGTCAGAAGTGAACTTGGAGTAGTTGTTGCAATTGACAATGAAGATGAGTTTAAAGGTGTTTTTTCAAAGGATGGTGAGGTGGATGTATTCAAGCAGTTACTATCACAAGAAGTGTATCGTTTCAACACAGAACACCATGCATTCCCAACTGAGCCTTTGATTTCTTACAAGATGGATGGTGACATTATCTTTGATTTCGTTGAAGTAACAATCGGAAAGATGTATGGCGGTTATGTTTATATCGTGCATTACAACTTTGCAAGCACGGCATCATAATAAACAAGTTTGATTATGACAGTAGTAAGAGAAAGATTAAAAATTGCGGCTCAGATTGAGGTGCTGGAAGATATTGCTATTGATTATAGGGGAAAGACTATAGATAACATCATCCAACAGCTAGAAGCGAGGTTGACTGCGTTGAAGTAAGTTCAAGTTTGAAGTTAAAAGTCAATGAGTGGTGGACGTTTTGATTATGCTCAGTATCGGATTGCTGACATATATACAAAGATAGAAGATTATGTTGATGGTCATCCATTGGATGAGGAAGACGAAAGATGCTTTCTCGAAGACCGATGGTTAGAAGAGGATGAAGACAAGTATGTTAGAAAACATCATCATACGATGCCTAACAGATATGGCTTATCTAAAGAGACTATCAAGGAATTCAAAAAGGGTATTGAACTTCTGAAGAAAGCTCAGGTTTATGCCCAAAGAATTGATTGGCTTCTTTCCGGTGATGATGGAGAAGATAATTTCCATCTACGTTTGAAAGAGGATTTGGCAAATTTAAAAAGTAAGAAAGGATAGATTATGAGTTGGAATTATCGCTTAGATACACCTATGATGCAATTAGCTGAAGAGGTGAACAAGAAATATGATACTGATGCAGGTAAGATGCTTCTTTGCACTTATCTCTTCATGGTATCAAGTGAAGAGATCAAGGACAAACAAGCTTTCTTTGATTGGGTAGAAGAGCTGAATAAGTCCTGTAAGTGCGATGCGGTAAGGGAGTACGTGAAAATCAACGGCAAAGCCGATTGGCTGCATGGTGGATTCAGTAAGCCGATTTACCGACACTATAAGGGCAATTTCTATGAGTACCTTGGTGAGGTTACTGATAGCGAGACTTCTGAAGCTAAGGTTGCGTATCAAGCAGTGTGCGGACAGCATGAAGTTTGGGTGCGACCAAAGGAAATGTTCTTTGGTAATGTTGAGGTAGATGGTAAGCCAGTTCCTCGATTTGAGAAGGTAGATTTAAAAGACTTAGAGAAACAAGCCGAGAAGAGCAATGGACAGAGAAAAGATTAAGAGCTTGTTAGGTCAAGCAATCTTGCGAGTGAATGAAGTCGTACCGGATTTCGAAGACTTGGACAAGGTTCTTCCTTTGCTTAGACAGTCAATTGATGAATTAGATAAGTCTGATTCGGGTTCAGTTTAAAAAGGGTGGAAAATGGCAAATAAGCAGACGATAAAACCAAAGGTAGTTCCCTTTGAGATAGCCAAACTTCTGAAGGAGGTTGGTTACGATGAGAAGATAGCAGAATTTTGGGCTTATGCTAGTCCTTGGACAGCAAAGGGTGGCATTCGTAAGGGTGGAAAATATAATGAGCATTACGGCAGTTATATTGCTTACTCCAATTCCGAGTGGGAGAAATCCAATATTGAGTTTTCTGCTGCCTTAAAGTTGAATAGTAAGCATCCGGCAATATCCGCTCCAAGCTATGATATGGTGCTTGATTGGCTTTTAGAGCATTTCGGTTATTATATTTGTGTTGCAAATGTCTCGAAAGGTAAGTTCTGCTGGCAAACTACATCATGGTGTGTAGAGGAAGGCTTGTGTCATACGGATGGTAAGGAATATTCCAGTAGATACGATGCAATGGATGCCGCATTCAAGAGTATCTTAAAGGCTCGCATAGATAATAAAGAAAACGAGGAAATCAAAAGACTTTTGGAGGAAATACAAGATGGAAAGACTTTATGATACTTTTGTACACGCAATAATGGTGAAGTTAGAAGCTCGTTTATATGTTGAACTCGAATGTGTTTATAAGGATATAACAAACAAGATTGTTGAGAAGAAAGGTAAACTCACCAACGAAGACGTAATTGAGTTTCAGAAAAAACTACAAGAAGTGTACGACACGAATGCTGCTATTCGTGAAAAGGTTACTGGCATTAAAGATTCAAAGAAATGTATCTTAACTAAAGAAGCATGTGAAGAGTTAATAAAGCGATTTAGCGTGATTTATATAAAAGAAGATGAATAAGCAAAGAATGATAGAGTGGATAGCCACTTGTGATACTGGTATCTCTTCAATGACTATGTGGAGTGCATTGATGGGGGTAAAACGAAAGAAAGATTTGGATATTCCTAAAGACAATAGTGACTTCCGTAGATGCTATGACATGGTAGAATACGGACACGTAACCTTGGATGAGCTACAGGTTGTAAAGAAGCAATATCCTTGGTTTGCTCCTGTTGTTGACAATTGGAAGGAATTGTCTCTTTTGTTTGAAGAAGAGTTGGACAAACGTTTGTATATACGAATCCGTCAGCTTTGCAAAGAGTCAGATGCTATCCGGTATGAGGTAAAGGGAGGACTTTATTATGAAAGGGGTTTTTGGTATAATGTTTAATTATTTAAAAGATAGAAAGAATGAATAAAGACAAATTAAAGGTCAGCTTTGAGATTGACCGCTACAAGGTAATTGGTATGCTTTCACGTAATTGTGAGAATGCTGAAGAGTACAACGAGATTATGGATATTCTTGAAGGCAAGAATGAGTTTGTGCGTGATGCGAATGGTAACGAGGAACTTGCAAGCCGCATTTGCAATTATGCTTTAGACTCTATCTTGGTTGAGAATCCAGATTTGGCTCTCCGTAAGCGTTTGGATAAGGAACAGAAAGGCGATGATGCTCCTGATGGAATTTCAAATGTTATCGAAATCAAAGGTGATGACGCAAAGAAACTTGTAGAAACCCTTTGTAGCATTCTCCACAAGGGTAAGTGATGTAAAATTCATCAAAAGAATATAGATAAACACTAAAACACTTGCAAGTATAAGAAAAAATGCTTATCTTTGCATCGTGTTTGAAACAGATGGCCTTCTGAGAGGTCGCTTCTACCATAAGTCAAGACTTAGGAGTTTACGGCATGGTTTACACATTACCCAGCCCAGCTAGACTATAACAAGCAACTCTTATTAGGGTGAGAGACCCTAGTTGCTGCATTAGACAAGTGGTTAAGTCGCCAGCTTTTCACGCTGGTATTCAAAGGTTCGAATCCTTTATGCAGTACATACAAAATTGCCCTATGGTGTAATGGCAACACTACAGGTTTTGGTTCTGTCATTAGTGGTTCGAATCCGCTTGGGGCAACAAGGTGGAATTGGTATATGTTCCACAAAAGGTGCGATATTCAAGCGGTTAAAGAAGATAGACTGTAAATCTATTCCCATTGTGGGTTCGGTGAGTTCGAATCTCCCTTGCACCACGAGAACTTTTGTCATAATACGAGGAATGTAGCTCAGTAGTAGAGCACTTGGCTTGGTAACTAAGGGGGCGTTGGTGCGAATCCAATCATTCCTTTACGCTTTCGTAGCTCAGTGGCAGAGCATAGGATTTTTAATCCTAGGGTCGAAGGTTCGAATCCTTCCGTTGGCACAATGATACACAAGAAGAGAGCCGTGATGTTTGTTTTGTTGGAATCTCGGACATCTGTCAATGGGCAAACGTAGGATGCAGATGAGACGAATAAAGTTGTGAATAAGTCTATGAACTAGGGGAACAAGCGGAATGGCTCTCTATTGTGCTTCATTTGATGGTTTAACGAAAAATTGAAGAATATGAAAAGTCCGTTAAGAATGGCAGTCGCTTTAGAAAAGAACAACAAGGTATATCCAAAAGATGTACGGAAGTTCTTGATGGGATTGTACGCCACGCTGCATTTGACAGATAACGCAACGGCTAAAGATATGGAAAAGCTGGTATATTATGCTTTTCGGAATGGTTACCTACTAGGTGTTAAGTCTGAAGGAGGTGATGACCAAAAAGCGTATGACAGACTACCGGATTTGGGAGTAGAAGAAGATATTGGTGATGATTTAAAAAGATAGTCGATAAAAATTGGTAATTAGTTAGTAAAGTTTTTTAGGCTTTGGTGTGTGAACATCGAAGCCTTTTACATATATAATAAGGTAAAATAAAAGCTGAAATGTTAACAAGACTCATATAGCAGTTACGAAAGGTTAAAATACGAAAGAAAAACATTAAAAAACTTGCATGTTTCAAAACTTATTCGTATCTTTGCATCGTCAATCAAGATAAGTTGGTTGATTTGCCGAGTGACAAGTTTCACTCAATAAGGTGAGAGCGACACCAAGGGGTAAGACCCGAAACAACTAGCACAATTGATTATGTCTAAGCAGACTGGTTTTTCATTCGCAAGTTCAAAGAAGTCATTAATCGAGACTATTGACGAAATCAAGAAGTCAAAGATGCCTCGCAACGAAAAGATTGTTGCATTGAAGGCTTGCGGTCTTCGTGAGAAAGAAATCTCCGATATGTTGAAGGTTTGTGTGCCAAGCGGTTCAACTTCAACGAGATTCGTTTATACATTCGGTGTTGAGATAGAATGTGTTCATGCCGAGCGCAATGCCTTGATAGAGGCAGGTCGTCAGAATGGTGTTGATATTCATTCTGAGGGCTATAACCACACCGACAACAAGAGTTATTTCAAGATTGTTAGTGATTCTTCAGTTGGTGGTGATATAGACCCTAACGAGGTTGTAAGTCCGGTATTGAATGGCAATACAAATGGTATGGCAACCTTAAAGAAGGCTATCAAGTCTTTGGATGCCGTAGGTGCAAGAGTAAATTCTACTTGTGGTCTTCACGTTCATATTGGTGCAGCAAAGTTGACAGGTGAGCAGTATGTTAACGTCTTCAAGAATTATCAGAAACTTGAAAGATTGATTGATAGTTTCATGGCTCCTTCAAGAAGAGGTAATTGCCGTTGGGCAGCCAGCTTGCTTGACAAGGATTTCACTAATTGTCACAGCAATCAAGATATTAGATTCGATGTCTTTCATGGAGATAGATATTATAAGGTCAATGCAGAGAGCTATACACGTCACAGGACAATCGAGTTTCGCCAACATCAAGGTTCTACCAATTTCAAGAAGATAGAAATGTGGGTGAATTTCTGCGCAAAACTTGTCGGTTGGTCTCGCAATAATGTCTTTGCTAGTGAGGTTATGAATATCGAAGATATACCTTTCTTGAATAAAGAAGAGAAGGCTTTCTTCCAGAGTCGTAAGGATGCATTTGCAACCAATAACGATTAATTAATGTAGTCCTAGGGTAAAAGCCCTAGGACACAAAGAAATCAAAGTATTATTAAGAAAAAGAAAGGGTAAAGATATGTGTGTTATTATTGTATGTCCGAAAGGTGTTGCTTTGCCATCCGTAGATGAGCTAAAGGCTGCGTATATGAGAAATCCAGATGGTTGCGGTTTTGTGAGCGAGTCTGACCATTACAAGAGTTTGCATTTCTCTACATTTATCCGTAGATTGATGAAGCGAGATATAAATGAGAATGTAATCATACATTTCAGATTTGCTACACATGGTTCTGTCTGTGTCAAGAATTGCCATCCATTCTACAAGGCAGGTTATTGGTTCGCACATAATGGAGTGCTCCCGATTTGCTCCGAGCATGATAAAACAGATAGTCAAATTTGCTTTGAACGTTTCATTTATCCTACTATCAAGAAATATGGTTGGGGTTCTGATGAACATATGAAAGAAATGAACAAATGGACAGCTCATGGTTCTAAGTTTGCAATGTTGCATAATGGTGAGATTGTGAAGTCCGGTAAATTCATAGAGCGTGATGGACGGTTCTATTCTAATTTGAATCATTTGGGTTATATGAGAAATGTAATAAACTTTTAGAAGATTAATGTTTAGGTTCTTTTTATTCGACAAGTGTCAGATGTCCGTGAGGATATTTGGCGTTTTTTTTGTTATATAAGGAGTTCTATTTTGCGTAGCTATTAATTTTCGTTTATGTGATGAAATAGCCTTAAATCGCTTAGAAATGCCGTTATTACTCACTTTTGCTTAAAAGTGAGATACTTGCAAATGGTTTAGTGCATTTATTATTCTTTTCGTATTATCTTTGCACTAGTTTTAACAAATATATCGAAAGAATGAAAGATAAAATTTTCCAGTTACTAAAACAAGAGTATAAGTCTCTTGGGTTAGGTGATGAAGTTCTTCAGGCACATGCCGAAATGCTTGATAAGATGGGGCTTGTTACTGATGACAACATCGAGACAGTGGTTGCTAGTCAAAAGAGTTTTTTGGAGTCCTTGCAAAAGGACAATGACCGCAGAGTTACCGATGCCAAGAAAAAGTTCGAGGAGGCACAGAAGGCTAAAGAAGATGCTGAACGCAAGGCTGCTGAAGAAGAAGCTAAGAAGAAAGCTGACGAAGAAGCCAAGAAAGCCGCTGAAGAAGCCGAAAAGAAACGCTTGGAGGAATTGGCAAAGAAAAACGAAATGCCGGATTATCTCAAAAAATACTTTGAAGAGCAAGCAGCAGAGAAGAAAGCTTCAGATGAAGCAAGAACCAAGGAACGTGAAGAGTTCAAGAAACTCGTTGAGACCTTGACTCAGAAGAACACAGACCAAGCCAAGACTTACAACGAACAGATGGAGGCGCAAAGCAAGACCATTAAGGAATTGCAAGAAACTATCCAAAAGCAAGCTGAGGAGGCTAAGGCTAAGGAAGAGGCTGCTGCGAAGGCAAAGGCAAAGGCAGACCACGATGCGAAGATTTTATCAAAGGCTAAGGAGTTGGGCATTCCCGAAAGTCGTATCAACGAGGGTTTCACCTTGAGCGATGATGCTACAGATGAAGCTATCGAAACATACCTCTCCAAGGTAGCGAACAACTACAAGGCGTTGCAACAACCACAATTCGGGGGCAGCTATCGTGCTAGCGAGGGCGAGCCAACAAAGGAGGACGTTGACAATGTAGCCGCATCATTAGTTCAGTCACTTTAAAAATTGAAAAACATGAATCAGGAATTGAAGACTACAAAAAAGCAAATTGTCTTTGGTGAGGATTCCGTCATTATCCAGAAATGGGAAGGCGACATCAAGGGCGGTCGTGCTTTGGATTGGACAGGCGTAAAAGATGAAGTTCTTTACGCAGGTCGTGTTATCGTGACAGATGGTAAGGGAACTTACAAGCCATTGCCTATTGAAACAGGCAACTATAATGCTTTGGGTACTGCCAGTGACCCATTGGAGCATTACAAGTATGCGGGTGTTCTCTATCGTTCCATTCTGAACGGTGAGCCAGCGGCAATTATGACGGCTGGACAAGTTAACAAGGTAGCAGCTAAGGCTGCAAATGGTGCAGACTATCCGGATGCGTTCCTTACAGCTATGCCAAAGATTGCTTTGGTTAGCGATGAGGATGCAAACAAGTTCGACGAGTCTGATGCAACAATGGACAAAGACTAAAAGAAGGAGGATAACAGATGGAAAAATCACTTTATTTTCAGTTGGTCAATAAATACTTCCCACAACTTGTTGCAAGTGTAGTAGAGAAGTTGAACGGCAAGAATCAGACTGCATTGACCTATATGTACCGAGACCACTTGACTAACACATATAGTCAGGACGGACGCTGGGCATCAATTACTGCGGAATACACACGAGTTGCTGCTGATGTTGTATCAATGGATGCAGAACTTCCATTGAAGAGCCGTGATAAGGTTTCAACCGCTGAGGGTCAAATCCCAAAGGTTGGTATGAAGCTTTACATGTCAGAGAAGCAGCTTAAGGATTTGGATAACATGATTGCGCAACGTTTGCCTCAGCCACAGATTTTGCGTAACTTGTTTGCAGACCTTCCTCGTTGTATTCAGGCGGTTTACGAGCGTATTGAAGATATGTTCCTCAGTGAGCTGTCAACAGGTGTAGCTTTGGCGACTCGTTCCGGTGGTACTGGTGTCCGAGTTGATGTAGGTTTTGCCGAGAAGAACAAGTTCGGTCACGGTGCTAAGGCTTGGGACGCAGAGGATGCAACCCCACTTGATGACATCCAATTGGTTTACGACAAGGCGATGGACGACCAAAATACCATCACTACTTGTTATCTTGATGATTACACAATCAAGTTGCTTGGCAAGAACAAGCAGGTTCGTGCTCAGTTTGCCTTCAATCAAGGCATTGCACTTAGTGGGGATAACAGCAACATTCCTATTTTGAGCTTTGAGCAGATTGCGTCTATCTTTAGAAATAAGTGGCAGACCAACTTGGTACGTGTAGCCCGTACAATCAAGACCGAGATTAACGGCAAGAAGGGAACACACAACCCTTGGGCTAAGGGTCACATGACCTTTACATGCTATGATAACCTTGGTGATTTGTTCTGGACTAACGTAGCCGAAGCTACAAGACCAGTTGCAGGTGTTACTTATCAGTCAGCCGATGAGTATATCTTGGCTAGCCGTTATTCTACTAACGACCCACTCCGTGAGTTCACTAGCTCACAAGCAATGGTTGTTCCTATCTTGAATAACGTTGATGCCATCTACTCTTTGGACTCAACACAAGCGGTAGGTTAGGCTTATGAGAGGTGAGGTAATTAGTCCGTTCCGTGATAAGTTCCATTTTAACACCATCTATGAAGTTGGTGCAATCTTGGACTTTGACGAAGAACGCATGAACTCCCTTATCGAACGTAAGCTTTGCAAGATGTTGGAGGTGCAGGATGATAACCATTCTGCACCTCTAAAAGACGATAAGGAAATTAAAGATACTCCTAAAAAGGAAGTCTTGAATGATGGAAAAGAAAATCCTGTAAAGGAAGAAGAAAAGAAGTCAGAAGAGACACCTAAGAAGGAAGTTTTGAAGGAGAAGAAGGAGAGCAAGCCTAAAAAGGAGAAAACCTCAAAAAAGGATGCTGCCGAGTCAACCGAAGAGAATTCCCAAAAGGAGAATGTAGAAGAAGAACTTGACGAAAAGACTAAGAGCGAGCAGGAGGCTGCAAAGAAAATCGCTGAGGCTATGAGTCAGGCTCAGAAATAAGGATGTCACATGAAGATAAGAGAATACATTTCGCAGAAGTTGCGTGCTTGGAACATTACCGATGCCCAATTGGAAGATATATCGTCAGGTATAGACCTTGACGAAGAATATACGTCTGATAATTCCCAGGTTGTAGGCAAGGCAATGATTTCCGTAATCGAGGAACTTATGCTTGCCCCATATATGAGCAATGTGAATGAAAATGGATTCTCTGTCTCTTGGGACTACTCTAGGATAGGACAATACTATATGTGGCTTTGCCGAAAATATGGTGTTGCTCCGGATAATGAAGTGGTGGCAGCTTTAGGGCTTTCCACTATCACGGATAAGTCTGATATTTGGTAAATGTCTAGGTTATGTTATATTCCCCTCATATATTAAAGAAGAAGTTCGTGAATAAGGTTGTCAACAAGTACAACGAGGTCATTAGCTCTTCTGAGGAATGGAAAGAAATGGGGCGTTGTCGGTGCGATGACAACTCTACCGAGCATTTCACTACCGATAATGGTAGCATATATACACCGAAATATCATATTGTTTGTGACAAGTGCCAGATTTCCGAAGGTGATGAAGTCAAAGTATATTCCGATGATGGAAGTTACCGAGGAGGTGGAAAGGTCTATAATGCCCCTAAGTGCAATTATCTTGGTTATATGAGTATCTATGTCTGATGTTATAAAGGATAAGCTAGACGCTTTCTTTGCGCAGGGAGAAAGGGAAGTTGATGAGTTTCTTGACAGGTTATGTAAAACATCCGTTGAGCTTAATAAGACTAACGGAAACTACCGAAACCGCACAGGTAATCTCAGAAGGTCTAACTATAGTAAAGTACATGACCACACCTTGACCCTTGGCAACAAAGCGGAATATGCGTCTGATGTTTCCTCTAGGGGGTATGATGTTATAGATTCGGGTATTCAGTATATCAAGAAAGAAATCGAAGATATGCGATGATAACAGAAATAGATGCTGGTCATGTAATCTATGATGACTTGGAACTTATGGGATTGGAACGAAGACTGAAAGGACATCTGACAAAGGGTGGACTTGAAGGGGAAAGACCTATGGTCGGTGAGAAGATTCCTGATGAAGGCATGATAGTAATCATTCCTAAGCGCATGAGTGCAGACAAGACATATTTCAACGATTGTACTATAGAGGTAAACATATTGCTCAAAGATATAGAGGGCGAGGCTAATCCTCAATTGAACGAGCTTTTAAAGAAGGCTATTCAAACCCTGTCCGACAATGAGGTCGGAAAATTTGAGGATGTATGGTATCGTTATTCTATCCGCTCCCACGGCATAGAGCAAGAGAGTAGGTTGAGTTGCCATTACGCAAACATTACTATTGATTTTGAAACATTAAACGTAACATAAGATGAAACCATTTATTGGAATCAAGAGAATTTGGTATGGTGCTCCTCTTACCGAGGCAAATACACCTGCCAAGTTGGCTGCATGGTTGAAAACCGCTACAGAGGTTAAGAACAGCCATGAGGGAACATGGGGATATTCTCAGGATGACCCTAGTGTTACCGAGTACAAGAACGAACTGAACGGACAGGTTTACTATCGTGACAAGACCGATGAGGGTGCTAAGACAATTACATTCTCTATTGGTGTCTTTTCATGGAAGAATAAGGTAGACTTGCAGGGTGGCAAGATGTATGATGCAACAGGCGCAGAGACCACAACGGAGACAGACGCAGTAGGTTGGTCTTCTAGCCAAGATTTGGCAAACATTAACAAGTGTATTGTTGCTCAGACCAAAACAGGAAACTACATCGTTTTCTCAAATGCGGCTATCGTAGCCAAGGGAGACCAGCAGGACAAGAATATCACTTTGGGTATTTCTGCCGTTGCTATGGAAAGTGAGACCGATGGTGTGGCTGGCGAGTACCAATGGGAAGGTTCTGCGGTTGTGGAACAGGGATAAGAAGACATAGGCAACAAATGATAGAGGGGGATGGTGTTAAAGCCGTTCCCCTTTTTTAATATTCAGAACCATGAGTAAGGCAAGTAAATTAGTTGCGGATGCAATTCTTGGAGAGGACTCCGTAACAATAATGGTGAATGGAAAGACTTATTGTATTTCACCACCTACAATTATAAAATTGGTCAAGGCGGCTAAATACCTTAATAGTTTTGAAGAGGGCAAGACCTTAGCGGAAGTCTTAGGCATGCTTAAGAATTTGTATGATGCTTGTAAGGCGTTGTCCATATTCATACAAGGCGATGAATCCATTAGTGATGAATTATCTAAAGGAACGTTTGAAGAGGTTGTCAATGGCTTACAAACGGCTTATTCCTTAATCTCTATAAAGGATTTTCAGACGCTATCAATTTTGGCGAAGAGTGCGGCAAGGATGATAGCAAAACCACGACCATAGGTAACGATACACTCTTAGGGCAGATTGCATCTTTTATGGATAGTCTGCACTTATCTTACCAAGAAGTCGTGAAAGAGATACCTTATAGAAATTTATTACTGATGGCAAAAGACAAGCAAAGAGTAGCATGTGGTGATGTAATGTATGAGGTAACGGAAGAAGAGTTTGGAATGAACTTCAAAAAAGGATAAGTTTAAAATAATGCAAATAAAGCATTAAAAGCACTAAAACATTTGCAAGTTAGCGAGATATTATTTATCTTTGCAAGCGCAGAACAAAAAAGGATAAAATGGCGATTTAAGAAATTGATAAGATATTAGAGACACGAAACCCGATGGACTATACCGAAAGGCAGTCCGAGTCACTATTCCTTTGACTTTGCAATCGGTAGTTTCGTGTTTTTGTGTTTAAAATAAGATGCAAGACGTAAGGTTGATATTCGAGATACTGGTTTCCATGTTGCTTTGCGTTTGTCTCATATTGCTTGCTGTAAGTAGATATAGGCAAAAGAAAAAGCGTGAAGAACCGGAGCGAAAGGAAATGGACTTGATAGACTTCTTTTCTTTGGGAGGAGTTGCCTATTATTGGAACAAAGGTGGTAAGCAGCAGAAATGCTACACATACGAAGAATTTCTGAAAATCAAAGCTGACTACGTTGAGCTTTGGTTGAATCAGAATAGATATATTTTTAACTCTCAATTAGATAGCGATGATATATAAAGTATATGTTTTGTTTCCGACAATAGTTGTATCAGATAGTATTGTCGGTATAGCTTGGCTAGGAAAGGTCTTTGGCTGGCGATATGGAAAGAACAAGAAAAAGAGCAAGAATGTGTCCTTAATGATAGGATATAACACAGGAATGTCTCTTAAGTCGAAAATAGACGATAACGCAGCGGATGATTATTTAAGACGCATTGCCGAAGAAAATAGAATCTAAATTCAAGGGTTAGAGTCCCTTTTTTACAACCATATTACTTGTGGTTATTTTTATACATCGGTTTTTATTAACGATTGTTTTTTATGGTAGATAAATGTATAAAAACGAGCACAAGTTCCCTTATAGATGGACTAAAAAAGATGCTAATTTCACAAAAGACAAAGGTAAGGTGATGTCTTGCTTTTGTTGTGGAGGTGGAAGTTCCTTTGGCTACAAACTAGCTGGCTACGATGTTGTAGCCTGTAATGAGATAGACCCAAAGGTTATGAAGATGTACTTGAAAAATCACGATGTCAAGTACGCTTTCAATTGTGATATTCGTGAGTTGATTACCAATATCAATATGGGGGGGGCATATTATGAAAGAAGAGCTTCATAATTTGGATATATTGGATGCTAGTTTCCCTTGTTCGGTATTCAGTATTGCAGGTGACCGCCAAAAGGCTTGGGGAAAGGAAAAAGTATTCCGAGAAGGTCAGAAGGCGCAAAGGCTTGACGATTTGGCTTTCTACTCAATCGACCTCGCTAAAGAACTAAAGCCAAAGGTAGTAGTTTTTGAGAATGTTCAAGGTTTATTACAAGGTGAAGCCATCGAGTACGTAAAGGAGATTTATAGACAGATGAATGATGCCGGATATATCTTGCAGCATTGGCTTCTCAATGCACGTAACATGGGTGTTCCTCAAAACAGACCTAGGGTATTCTTTATTGGGTTACGTAAAGACCTTTGCGAGCCGTTTATGGTTCAAAAGGATTTGTTCGAGCGAGTGCCTAAGATAGATATGGACTTCAACGAGAAAGAAATTGTCTTGGATGAGTTCTCTGACTATTGTGGAAGGCAAATTCCTAAAGGAATGATGAAGTATTGGGAGCATAGAAATGAGAAAGATAATTCTATCGGTGATATTGTCAAGCGGATGGATAATCGTCTTTCTATGTTCAATAACATGTTTCTCAAAAAGAACAAGGTATGCAATACCATATCAGCAATGGAGGATAGACTTGTGTATTATGATAATCCAAGTTATCTTTCAGCACATGATACGATTTTAGCATCAACATTTCCGATGGATTATGACTTTAATGGCATGAAACCTTGGTTTGCTTGCGGAATGTGTGTTCCTCCTGTTATGATGGCTAATGTAGCTACAAGAATCTGGGATTGTTGGTTGTCAAAGATTAAAAAGGAGGAATGCGCATGATAACAGCAAGTATGACTTCGGGTGAGATGCGTAGAGTACGAAACTTAGATGAAACAAGAATCTATGAGTTTCAGATGCGAAAAGCTAATGAGCTTAAACGTGAAATGAGAAAGCAGAACGTACGACAAATAACAAAGACCTTTGAGCTTGCTACACCGAATGCCGATTATCTCATCGTTGTAGGTGTAAAACATGGCGATGTATTTGCTTCCGGTTTGTTCATTTATCTGAAGGAAACCAACGAGTATATTCCTATGAGTAGAAACGAGGGGTATAGCGAAGATTGTTTTGCTATGAGCGTTCATTTTCTGAAGAGATTTGCAGAAAGGTTTTTGAAAAAAGACTTACCGATTGCCAAGATATTGCAAAAGATATATACATCGTTTACGGGTGCAGTTCAGCTCTATAGTGATGACAAGACAAGAAGAGTGGTATTTGCTATTCCGGAAGGGCTTATACTCACAGAATACGAGCAAGAAAAGCATATCATCCACTACAAAACCTTTGTAAGCATGGATATGCTAAAGAAGACACAGAAGCGAAGTTACGAGAAGATAAGTGCATTTCTCATGGAATCTTGTCAGCAAATAGCTAAAGCAAGAGACACCGGAAATGACGAAAGGCTGTGCGTTGTGTACAGAAGGTTTTACAATGATATTGATTTGCTAGATACAAAGGAGGCGCAAGCCGTATATTCAAGTTTCTTTGAAAAAGGAGGTAACAATGAAAGATAAAAGTATAACAAGGTTTCTTGGTGATATAAAGCCTATAAAGAATTACGAAAGGTATTATGTTAGCAAGCTGGGACATGTTTTTACTATTGGGAGAACGTCTCAATTAAAGGAAATCGCACCTTGCAAGACACCAAAAGGTTATCTGAAGGTATGGCTTTACAAGAACGGAAAGCGCAAGATGTTTTATATACATCGTTTGGTAGCTCAGGCTTTCTTGGAGAATCCAGAAGCGTTTCCAATGGTGAATCATAAGGATTTCGATAAGACGAATAACGATGTAGACAACTTGGAGTATTGCACCGCAAGATACAATGTGATTTATTCTGCTATAGCAAAGAAAACCTCTTCCGAATACTTGGGTGTGACTTGGAATAAGAGTGTAAGAAAATGGCAAGCGCAGTATCAGATAGGTAAAAAGAAAATATATATAGGTTGCTTTGATACGCAAGAAGAGGCTCATGAAGCTTATGTTAACGCTATAAAAGAGATTTGATATGCTTGAATTTGATAGAATATACAATTCCGACTGCATAGAAGGAATGAAACAAATAGAGAGCGGGAAAGTAGATTTAATTGTTACTGACCCACCATATTGTATCTCCTATAAGACCGGATGGAGAGCAGACGACCATCGTTTCTCTAAGGAAATACTCAATGACGATAATGAGCAATTGATTATTGATTATATGAGCGAATGCTACCGAATTTTGAAGGATGATAGTGCTGCTTATATCTTCTGTAGTGCCAAGACCTTGGACTTTTTTATGCAACAAGCGAGGCACGCAGGGTTTACCATTAAGAATGTGCTCATTTGGCGAAAGAACAACCATACGGCTGGAGATTTAGAGGCGCAATATGGTCAATGTTACGAGCCAATCTTGTATTTGAATAAAGGCAGACGAACCATAAATGGCAAGCGTTTGGAGGACGTATGGGACTTTGATAGAGTTCCATCAGATAAATTGGTACATCAGAACGAGAAGCCAATCCCCTTGCTTATGCAATGCATTTTGAAATCATCGGACGAAGGCGACTTGGTGTTTGATGGTTTTATTGGTTCAGCAAGTACAGCTTTGGCGTGTTTGAGAACGAACAGGAAGTTCATCGGTTTTGAATTGGATGTTGATTATTTCAAGGTGGCGCAAAGAAGAATTAAGGAAGAAATGTTTAATCAAAAAGATATGTTTGGATATGATGGAACTGAATAATATATACCAAGGAGATTGTCGAAAGCTTTTGAAACTGATTGATAGCGATAGCATAGACCTCGTATGTTCCGATGTGGCTTATCCGGTTCAGTCTAGGGGTGGCTCAGGGAGTATGGGAGGATATTGGACGGAATCTCAAACAAGAAAGGGCAAGATATTCAAGAATAACGATATTGATATTTCGGACTACATCAATGATTTGTACCGGATATTAAAGGACAGGTCGCATTGCTATCTGATGTGTAATGATTATAATTTAATGCACTTTCTTGATGTGGTCGGAAAAAGTGAGTTCCATTTTACCAAATGCTTAATATGGGATAAGTGCGCAAAAATATGTGGCCGCTATTATATGGCACAGAAAGAGTATATCATCATGCTACGCAAAGGTGGTGATAGACCGATAAATGAATGTGGTACATCTGATATTCTGAGTGTTCCTATTCCAACGAACAAGCGCAAGGATAAGGATGGTTTGATTAATCAGACTGAAAAACCAGTAAAGTTGATGGAGATACTAATCAGAAACTCGACAAATGTTGATGATGTTGTTCTAGACCCATTCATGGGGAGCGGTACAACGGCAAGAGCTTGCGTAAACCTTGAAAGAAAGTATATAGGCTTTGAAATAGACCAGCGTCAAGTAGATTTTGCCAATAACGAATTAAAGAATATGAGTAGGCAGTTAAGTCTGTTTTGAAACTATGGATATGTGCAAGGTGTTTTGTTGCAATCCTGTTGTAAGAAATGGGAATAAAGAAACAACGGATGCTCTTATAAGAGCTATGAGAGACGAAGCCTTAAAACGAGGGTTGGTACGTGATGAATTGATAGATTTTTGCAACCAATTCATAAGAGAGGGCGAAATCAAAGCTTGTATAGAGCATTTGCTAGATAATTTCAAACGTTATTTTTGGAGGTATCATTGATATGAGAAGAAGAAAGTTGAACAAGTCTCCAGTGCTAGGCTTCTGCGGATTTGTTATCGGTTACGAATGCAAGGAAAAGGGAATAAAGCTGATGGAGTGCGATAAGGCGCAAGCAGATGCAATCATAGTTCCTCATCACTTTTCACACAAGGTAACGAAGAATAGTTGCTTGAATCTTTTGGTATTGTATAAGGATAAGATAAGGGGTGCAATGCAAATAGGGTATGGAATCCGACCGCACATCAAGACTGAAAAGGGCGAAGTGTTGGATTACCATCAAGTGAGGGAATTTGACAGAATGTGGCTGTCTGATGATATGCCAAAGTTTAGCGAGACGATTTGCCTATCTCTCTTGCATAAGTATATTAGGGCAACACATAAGGAAATCAAGTACCTTATATCTTATGCCGATACGTCCATAGGTAATAAGGGAACTATATATAAAGCTGCAAACTATGAGCATATTGATACCATTAAGGCAGATTTCTATGTATTACCAAGTGGTGAGCGTGTGCATCCGGTTACTATGTGGCATCGGCACAAGACAAGAACATGGGAGGTTCTAAAGGAACTATACCCAGGAATAAAAAAGGCAGAAGGGTTTCAACTTAAATTTCTGAAGAAGTTATGAAGAAAAGAAATAAATGTATTCCTTGTCATTTGCATCCAGATCCTGAGCATTGGTTTAGAAAAGGTCAATCTTGGAAGGCGAAGGGCGCTTATGAAAGCGAGGATGATGCTTGGGAGTTTCTGAATCAGAATCCGAAGTTACGGGCACAAGGTATGGCGGTGTATCGGTGTAGGATATGCAACAAATATCATATAGGGCACAAGAACAACAAATAAAAAATATAAACAGCAATGATAGTAATAAAAATCAAAACATGGAAAGACTGGAAGAAGGACTTTCTTGATTGGGTGCAAGAACCTCGACGCAAAACTTGCAAGGATTTTGTAGACTATATGGAGGCTTTGCAAAATCGTGTTCTCTACAAAATAATAGCCGATACTTGCGATAAATACGGCAATATGCGTGAGGGGCAAATCCAAGACATCACAGAAGCAGTCGAAAAATGCGTGGCTGAGTGTGCTAAAGAAGCACGCAAGTTAATCGATGAATGTCAGCCCGTAAAATTCTTCTAAGGCTGTAACTCTCATTACAAGCAACACAAACTCTACACAACAAGCGCAGTCAGCGTTATTTTAAAACATAAATAGTTGAAAATATGAAAAAAGAAGATAGACTTAAAATATATCGCAAATACGATGGTCATTGTGCTTATTGCGGCAAGAGTATAGAGTATAAGGATATGCAGGTTGACCATCTTGTTCCGAAGAATCGAGGGTGTTACTCTCGGTGGAGCAACAAGGCGGGAAAGTTTGTCGTATCCCATGGCGATGATTCCATGGAGAACTATATGCCATCTTGCAGGTCTTGTAATCTTCGTAAGCGTGATATGAGTTTGGAACAATTTCGCTCAGAGATTACTAAACAGGCTAAAGGATTGCTTAATGGTAAGGCTTCTTTCCAAGTAAAGATGTCGCTTGCTTATGGGTTAATCGAAGAGCACTTTGATAGACAAATTGAGTTCTACTTTGAGAAATTTAAATAGTTGAGAATATGAAGAAGTTTAAGAAGTCGATAGAGATTAGCACTGAGAATATTTCAGACGTTCTTCAAGTGCCAATTGTTACAAGTTTATACAAGACTAAGAATTTTAAAAATCCTTGTCTTGAAGGTCGTAGCGTTCCTTATGATACTATAGCATTGATGTATGTTCATATCGAAGGCTTTGATAGCGATTTTTGTATTGACCAAGGCAACATTCTCGCTCTTGATATTTGCGATACTTGGTATGCTTTTTCGAGGCGTGGATGGGATAAACATAAAAACGATGAGGTATGAAGAAAAAAGGATATTACGAATACGACCAGCCCATTTACCCACACTTATTGTGTGTTGGGGTTGGGTTGCAGTTTGAGGATGCAAAGAAAGCATTCTTGAATAATGATGGTACGGATATTGAAAAGTACGATTTTTTTAATGGTGATGGATTTACTTATTACGGACTTCACATAAGAGAAACAGGAAGAAAGTGCGTTCTTGTTTTATTCAGTAGCAGTAAGGCTATGCGTATGAATGTAATTTGTCATGAGGCTAGTCACGCTTGTGATGCTATCGAGGGTAATATTGAAATGAAACATGGTGGAGAACCATCTGCCTATCTGATAGGTTGGATAGCATCATGTATCAATAAGGCTCGTTTGGGAATTGGAGATTTCGTTGAAATCGTAGATAAGGAAGAAAAATAGCCCAAAGGCAAAATACCTATTTGGGTTTACCCCATCACTATATATAATAATGTAGTGGTGGGGATTTTTGTGTTAACGTCAGCAAATTATTTGTTCATACTATTATAGAGTGTTAAAGGCTATAAGAAACACATTAAATAATTTGCATATTTCGAATATTCTTTGTATCTTTGCATCGTAATTAAGAAATAAAGGTTACTAATTAAAAATGGTGAGACACACCACAAAAACTGTAATAAGAAAATGAAAAAGTTTTTTGAAAACTTATCTGAAAAGTTTAATGATGCGGCTTTTGAGGCGCAGCTTGATGATTTTACTTGCGAGTTTGATGCTATTAACAAACCTGCTGAAATCGTGGTGTCCGTTAAGAGTAGAAAGGTTATCCATTCATATGGAAATATTTCTTCTTATCCATATTACAATGTAGATAAGATTAATATCTATAATGAAGACGGAGAAGACGTGTCTTCAAAATATCCTTTGTTCTGCCAAAGAGTTAAGGATTGCGTGCCTTCTTATAAAGATGTAGAGAATGACTTGATGGAGGCAAATATGAGCGATACCGAGCTTTATTTCGGCTCAGAGGATAATTATTTGCATTACAAGTATGGTAACTAAATGGTTTGGATATGGAGTACGAAAATAAGTTTGTAGGTCTTTCATCTGTAATGAGTCACGACCTTGAAATATTAAGGTATGAACTAGAGTATGGATGGAAATTGGCTCTTATACCAAATGATGTGTGGTACAACTAATTACTTTTAAAATTTCAAATTATGGCATATTATAAAGTTAGTGTAGATGTATCGGATTTATTCGATGATATGCTCGTCCATGCACAGAAGAGTTTTCTTATTGACAAGTTTTGCTCTTTAGCAACAGACCAGCAGATAGAGGTAGTAAGCGAAATGCTGGAGAACCTAAATGGCGACCAAGTAGCTAAAGTTATAGAAGACGCTTTCGATAACTTGCATGAGCAAGGTCAAGAGCAAGTAATCAACTATGTGAACGAATAAGGCTATGATGTCCGATAAACAATATAGAGTTGCTCGCAAGGGTGTTGTTGAGCAACTTAAATTAGCTCAGAGACTACATTGCAAGCACATGGAGCAGAAGTATAAAGTGGCTTTGGAGAAGTTAGAGAAACGCTTCTTAAAGCCGGATGCTGTGGGCTGCTTCGATTTGGGCGCAAGGGTATCAAATAGTTATTATCATCTTTAAATGGTTAAGGGTATGGAAAAGAAAGAATATTCTGTTGTCGAATTTATTCAATATCTCAAAGATAAGCCATATATTAAGCTTTATAAAGCAGCTCGTTTAGCTGAGATTAATATGAGAAGAGAAATGAGAATATTGCGATATTCCCCGTTTTATTTAGATAGAGAATAGATGTATTAAAATAAAGGTTATGGGAACAAAAGTAGAAGTAAGGACTATTCCTTTGCATGGATTGTTCATCCATAGCAAGCAGGTTTGGCGGTCACTCGGTAAGCTTAGAGCTGAAAGCCATTCTACGACAGCGCAAAAGGTGTTTATGAATGAGCATGATACCGAGGTATCAACTGAGAATGCTGATTTCATTGATGGCTTGAAAGTCACTCCTTATGATGGTGAGCTGCCAAAAATATCAAAAAACGTTGGTAGTATGAGTTACTACCAGTATTGTTTAACGCAAAAATTGGTTTAGTTATGGAAGATTTATCTATTGGCTCAGAAATCGTCTTGAAGGTAGTTGAGGCAGAGAAAGAACAATGCAATGGTTGTTTTTTCGATGAGATATGTACTGGCATTTATGAAAAAGTTTGTGGAGATTTCAAGTGTGTCGCAATCGACAGAAAAGACGGAAAGGCTGTTCAATTTAAAAGAATAAAGTGATATGGAGATAAAAATTAATATAGCGGCTATTTTAAAGGATAAACCGCAAGGAACTAAGTTGTATGACTGGTTGCATAATATAGATGTAGAGTTAGATACTATCAGTACTACAGATACAGAAACAGTAGTCTGGTGTACGAATGAGACTAATAATAATACTACTTGCCATCGTGGTTATTCCGAATTTGGTACAGAAAGAGGTTATCCTGATGGCTTACAGATTCTCTTTCCTTCAAAGGAAATGCGTGATTGGTCTAAATTCGCTTGGAAGAAAGGAGATGTGCTTGTTAGTAAGCATGGAACTAAAGAGGTTATCTTTGATGGTTTCGATGATGACTATTATGTCACTTTCAAAGGTAAGCACGCATTAGAGACTATAGAAGGAGAGTCAGAGTACAAGGGTGAATCAGATGATGGCTATAATTATTTTTATACAGAGAACTATTATCTTGAATCTGAGGATGCTGCCCAGACTTACATCAATACTCTAGAGAAGATATTGGGTGGCAAACTCAATCGTGAGACCTTGGAGATTGAAAAGCAGACTGAGTTCAAGGATGGAGATATAGCTTTTGCCGACTATGGTAATAGACAAAATGTATTTGTAGTATCAGACAAAACTGATTTATCAGAAGGTTATAGCTCATTTATTTCTTTAGATTTAAGTAGTCTAACTTTGAGTATGGGCTGCAGAATCAGTTTCTTTAAGAAAGACCTTTGTAAACTTCGCCTTGCTACAGAAGAAGAGAAAAAACAGTTCTTCTCAGCTCTCGAAAAGGAAGGCAAACGATGGGATAGTGATAAGAAAGCTATTGTTGATTTGAAGCCAAAGGTTGAGCTAAAACCATTTGATAAGGTGCTTGTCAGAGACTTTGGAAGCCAAGCATGGCAAGTAAGCTTGTTTGGCTATAAAGATAGCGATTTTTATTATTGTTGTAATGGTTGTGGTTGGAATCAATGTATTCCTTACAACGAAGAGACAGCACATCTACTAGGAACGACTGGTGAGTGGAAAGGAGGTGAGGGATGAAAGGATTATGTAGTTACTGCTCCAGATATTTTTTTTGTAGCAAAAGACCCAATCAAAATGAGGAGGATGTAATACTTTGTTCAAGCTTTACCCAGAATAATGATAACGAAGAAAACATTTGGGAGCAGAGAAGATATGAGATAGCAAAAGATGTTGCAGCAGGTCTTGTACAACGTCCTAACTCTACGTATGACAGTGTTGTTAATTCTGCCTTCAAAATCGCAGATAAATTAATAGAACGTTTAAAGGAGAAGTAAGTTATGATAGACGATAAGAAAATAGAAGCTGCCAAAGAAGAAATCTATGAAGATAGATTTCTGTTAAATGGCGAAGAGATAGTCTTCAACAATGATGAAAAGGAAGAAATGTTCTATGAGGGGGACATCAAAGAAGCTATTGGACTAGGTGCTAA